CAATTAGGGGATTGTGGGGAAGTAAAGTAATAAACTAAAGTAAAATCCTATGGGGATGGGATAACTTCATTAATTGTTAAGATGTGTACATCAATAAGGTGTGCAGATTTAGCAATATAATGAGAGGGTGTGAACAATTAAAACTATAATTAATTATTATAAGATTTATCAAGAATTGCACAATAAATGTCTTAATGGTATCAAATTAAATAATAGACAACATAAAGAATTTGCGATACTATGTAGATGGTTTGCAATTGACGTTTTAAGAGAGCAAGAAATAGAAGATATATTACATAATAAAAATAATAATTTTATGGAGGAAAATTAATGGATAAATTGGAAAGAATAAATATACTTATTGAAGAATTAAATATGGCGAGTGATTCTTATTACAACTCGGATTTTTCTATTTTATCAGATTTTGATTATGATAGGCTGTTTGACGAATTAAAACAACTAGAAAATGAAACTGGTTTAATTCTAAGTAACTCTCCAACGCAAAGAGTTGGATTTGAAGTAAAGTCAAAACTAGAAAAAGTAACACATACGATTCCTTTAAAAAGCTTAGATAAAACCAAAGACATATCTGAATTAAAAAGTTTTATAGGACATGAAGAAGTTTTATTAATGCTTAAAGGAGATGGTTTAACATCTGAAATAATACATGAAAATAAAACATTTAAACAAGGAAGTACCCGAGGAAATTCAATTATTGGAGAAGATATATCACATAATGTTAAAACATTCAAAAAATTTCCTTTAACAATAGGATTTGAAGGATATTTAAAAACAGTGGGGGAATCTATTATAGTCGATGAAGATTTCATAGATATTAATAAGAATTTATCGGAAGATGATAAATATAGTAACTCACGTAATCTTGTTGCCGGAAGTGTTCGGCAACTAGACTCTTCTATTTGTGCAAAAAGAAATGTTCAACTTTTATCTTTTGGTTTGTTAGAATGCAAAGATACTAATGGAAAGGAGATTGAATTTAAGACTTTAGAAGATCAATTTGCTTTTATGAAAAACTTAGGTTTTAATATAATTCCCTACGTTAAGATAAATAAAAACAATATCAATAGTTTAGAAAATATTATTCAACAACTTACTGATTTGGCAAAGGATAATGGAATTCCCATAGATGGCTTAGTAGTTAAATTCAATAATATTGCCTATGGCAAATCATTAGGGGAAACTAATCATCATCCCCTGAATGCCCTAGCTTTTAAATTTCAGAATACAGAGTATGAAACAAAATATATTAAAACTGAATGGCAAGTATCAAGAACTGGATTAGTGAATCCTGTTGGAGTTTTTGAACCAGTAGATTTAGATGGAGCAATGACAGAAAGAGCAACCTTACACAATATAGATTATTTTGAGGCATTAGAGCTAGGTAAAGACAATATAGTTTCTGTGGCACGTCAAAATGAAGTAATACCAAAGATACTAGATAATTTAACAAGAAGTAACACAGAAGTAATTCCAACAGAGTGTCCAATTTGCAAAGAAAAAACAGAAATACGAAAACTAAAAACCGCAAGAGTTTTATATTGTACAAATGATAATTGTCCATCAAAGAAAATAGCACAAATTGTACATTATTGCTCAAGAGATGCTATGAATATAATGGGAGTCTCTGAATCCATTATTGAAACTTTTATTGATAAAGGTTTTATAAAAACTATTGTTGATTTGTATTCTTTAGAAAGATATAAAAATCAAATTGTTAAATTAGAAGGTTTTGGTTTAAAATCATATGAAAATATTGTAAAATCTGTAGAAACTTCTAAAACTTGTAAACTGGCTAATTTGCTATTTTCAATAGGTATTTCTAATGTTGGTCGAGGAACTGCTAAAGATATATCTAAACACTTTAAAGGTTCAATAGATACATTTAGAAAGGCTATTCAAAATGATTTTAATTTTTCACAAATTGAGGATATAGGGGAAATAACAAACAAGTCTGTTCAGGAATTCTTTTCTATAGATGAAAATATATCAATGTTTAATCAATTAATTGATATATTAAATATTGAAAAAGAAGAAACAAAAGAAGTTAATTCAAATTCATCTATTCAAGGCTTAACATTCGTTGTTACAGGGGATGTAATACATTTTAAAAATAGAAAAGAGCTTGAAGCAAAAATACTTGAACTTGGGGGCAAATTAACAGGGAGTGTAAGTAAAAATACTAATTATCTATTAAATAATGATATTAACTCACCTTCAAGCAAAAATCAAAAAGCAAAGCAATTAAATATTCCAATAATTACAGAAGATGATTTCTTAAAAATAATAGAATAAACTACTAAATAATCTGAACATATAGGGTAAGTCATTCTTACCCTCAATTTTAAAAAGAAGGGAAAAATAAAAATGTGGCAAAATTTATTTATTAGTTGGTTTATTGGTTTTGTAATGGGTGGTATGGTTATGTTTGAGTTATATGTTAGGGTTAATTATCCAAAGAAAAAGAAGTAATGCATATATAAATATAAATAATTATAAGGAGGTGATTATTATAGCTAAAACTCAAGGAACTCTTGACTTAGAAAAACAAATATGGAAAGCCACTTCTAAACAAGGAGTATTTAGTTGTTTTGAAGTCACAATTGGCTGGTGGGGTAAAGAGCGCTGCGATTTTATAACCTTTGATACTAAAAGCGTTTGGCGTTGTTATGAGATAAAAGTATCTAAATCAGATTTTCATAGTAAAGCCAAGAAAACATTTTTAGGACATTATAATTATTATGTTATGCCTTCAAAGTTGTATGAAGAAGTTAAAGAAGAAATTCCAAATCATATAGGCGTTTATTGTGGTCAGACATGTGTTAAAAGAGCTAAGAAACAAGAATTAGGAGTAGATGAACAAGTATTAAAAAATTCAATGATAAGATCGTTATATAGAGAAGCTGAAAAATTAATTAAAAGTGAAGACTCTAATATAATTGATAAGTTAAATAGGAGAATAAAATATTTCGAAAGAGAGTCTAATGATTATAAAAACAAATATTGGGAGCTAATGAGAATTGGTCAAGAAAAATATGGAACAAGATGGTATAAGGAGGATTAAATATGGAAAATGAAAAAATAGTAGGTTACATAGGTGATACACCAATATATTTTGATAATGTAGTATATTATCAAAGAGTTAGCGGAAATCCAGTAGTGATTGATGAAACTAAAATTAAATTAAGTAAAAATAAACAAAGTAAATAATATGAAAGGATTTGATTGAAATAAAAATATTAAAATTCATTAATAAACATATAAACTTTATCTTTACAATTATATTTCTTATTATAATGATTGCAAATATATTTAAAAATAATATGGAGACGTCCTTGTTCTCACTAATTTTACCGGTTACAACTTTTCAGCAACAACAAATTGACAATCTTAAAAAAGAAATAAAAAAGATTTCTGATGATTTTTTGGATTATAGAAATCATCAAATAGATTTACATACAGAACAATCTGAAATTTTAGATATTATTATAAAAAGTATTAAAAATAATCAAAATTAAATATTTGTTTACAATTTGTTAATATGAAAACTCAAGTAAATCAAAGCATAATGGAGCTTGAGCGAGTTTAAAGACTCATAAAAGTGCATAAAATGACTATTTTATTCAATTTAATATTAATAAAGTATTGATTTTTGTGGAGATATATTATATAATGGAATTGGATATATTTCCACAAAATATTTTAATTTAATTAAGAAAGGAGAAAGTTATTGCTTAAACGTAAAAAAGAATACGGTTATATATACCTAATACATTGTATAACCTCAAATAAAAATTATATAGGAGCCACAAGAAGAGTTGTAACTGAAAGATGGCATGATTATATAAATGCTTATCACAGAGGTTATTTTTCTTTACAACAACCCAATAATGAAGAAGGAAGTTTATTGTTTGATATGCTGAAGTATGGTATAAGTGATTTTACATTTCAAGTATTAGATATAGTTCCTTTAAAAGACTTATTTAAAATAGAAACAGAATATATATTACAATATAATAGTGTAGAAATGGGTTATAATAACATTGCTTCAGAAAGTGAAAACGGGGAGCCTGAACACGTTATAAAAGTAGGAAAAGAAACCAGATTTAAAAAAGGTAGTATCCCTCAAAATGCTATTCCTATTCTAGCTATAAGCGAAGATAATATAATTGAATTTAATTCCTATAATGAAGCTACGAATTATCTACTTGATAGTAAAAGAAATATAGAAAACTTTAATTTCAATCAAGTTAATTTTAGAATTCGCCAAGCTACAAAGAAAAACTTAATATTCTATGGTTTTAAGTGGTCTAAAGAAGGCATTACTGATTTTAATTATAAAGAAAAAGAAGTTAAAATAAATAAATTTCTAGTGGGAGAAATATATAGTAATTCCAAAGGATATAAATTTGAGATTATAGAAAATCTGAAGAATGGTAAAAGAAAAGTTAAGTTTATAAATACAGGATTTGAAACCGTTGCTGAAACTAAAGAAATATCCAATGGGCATATTAAAGATTGGGATGCTCCTTATGTTTGTGATGTAGGAATTGTGGGAAAAGAAATAAACAAACCACAAAGTCATTATTTATATGACAAATGGAGAGATATGTTAAGACGTTGCTACGATGAAAAAATAACGGAATCAAAAGAAGTTAAATATTCTGTTTGTAAAGAATGGCTAAAATTTATAAATTACATAAATGATATAGAAAGTTTAAGTGAAAGTAATAGTATTAAAAATAAAAAAGGTTGTAAGATAAAATTAAAGCCTAATCAAACATTATTTTGTTTAAAAAATGTAGAAATAATATCTACACATAACAATATAAACAATTAAGGAAGTGATATTTTGGCAGATTTAACAAGATTAAAAGGTTCTGAAAGAATTAGAAAAAGAGTTTCTGTAATGATGGGTTCAGATGACATAAAAGGGTGCCAACATACCTTGTTTGAAATTACGAGTAATTCTATAGATAGATATAGAAAAGGATATGGGAACTATATTAAAATCATCAAACATAAAGATTTAAATTATTCTGTATTAGATTTTGCAGATGGACTACCTATGGAGTGGAACGAAAAAGAAAATGCTTACAATTGGGACTTGGCTTTAAAAGTATTGTATGCTTCTGACAATTATGACGCAGACTCCACTTCAATAGGTCTTAATGGATTAGGTCTTACCAGTTCACAATATGCATCAGACTACATGAATGTTATATCATACAGAGATGGCAAAAAATACACTACTAAATTCAAAAAAGGCAGACCAGTAGACAAAAATACAGAAGAATTCATTTGTGATGATGATGATAATTTATTTAGCAAAGAACAAGGAGAAAGAGTTTTAAAAACGGAGTCAAATATTGATAATGAGCAGGGAACAAAAATTTATTATAAGCCAGACTTAGAAGTTTTTACAAATATCAATATACCCATAGATTGGATAAATGATAAGTTAAAAAAACAAACTGTGGTCAACAAAGGTTTAAAAATAGATGTTTATGACGAAAGTGCAGATATTATATACACCCACTTTTATGAAAATGGAATTGTAGACTATCTGCAAGAAATAACTACTGATGAAAATATAACAGATATTATAACTTTCAGTGATAGTGGAATAGGTAAAGATAGAAGTGATAAACCAGAATATAAATTTAGTTACGAAATAGCTTTTGTTTTTAACAATACTGTTAATACATTACAATATTTTCACAATAGTTCTGAATTATTGCAGGGTGGTTCAACTGCTGAAGCTATTGAAAGTGCTTTTACTAATGCAATTCATGAATATATAAAAAATAACAACTTATATAACAAAAACGAAAGTAAAATAAAGTTTACGGATATACAAGACAGTTTTAGTTGTATGATTTCTAGTTTTTCAACTATGACGAGCTATGCTAATCAAACTAAATTAAGCATAAATAATAAATTTATAAAAGACTTTACAACAAGCTCTTTAAAAGATAAACTAATAGTATATTTTACAGAAAACAAACTTGTTGCAGATAAAATTATAGGACAGTGCCTTATTAATAAAAGAGCAAATGAAAAAGCTGAACAATCTAAATTAGATATAAAGAAAAAATTACAAGGTGAAACAAAATCCTCATTCAGTAAAATACCGGGCGTTAAACATTGTGATTTTAAAAAATCAAAAGTTGAGGAACGCATATTCATTGTAGATGAAGGTATTTCTGCTAATTCTACAATAGAAAACTCAATTGACCCTAGAATAATGGGCTGTTGTGGATTAAGAGGTAGGTTTATTAATAGTTATAAAGCCAAAGTATCTGATGTATTAGACAATGAACCTGCTTTAAGAATTATTAATGCATTGGGTTGTGGAATAGAAATACCTTATGAAGAAAGAAAAAAATATAAAGATATCCAAACATTTAATATAGATAATTTAAATTATGGTTCACTTGGAATACTTTGTGACCGAGATGCCTTTGGTAGGGCAATAAATCTGTCAATATTAACCTTTATGTATAAATTTATGCCAACATTACTTAAACAAAACAGAGTGTATTTAATTACATCTCCTAGATATGAATTTATATTAACAAAAACAGAAGAAAGCTTATTTGCATATAATGATATTGAAAAAGAAAACTTAATTCAAGAATTAAATTCTAAAAATATAAAATACACTATCGGAATAAAAAAAGGTTTAGGAGAATTTAACAAAGAGGATTTTTGGTTATATGTTTTATCTGATGAGGCAAGAAAAAAAACTTTTATTCCTGTAGAATATGACCAATTGAACGAAGCTTTGATAAATAAACATTTTGAAATGTTTATGGATACAGACACCTTACCAAGAAAAGAATTTATAAGAGAAAATATAACTAAAATTGACTTAAATAACATTGAGTAAAAGGAGATTTTATGGACATAGTTGAAGTATTAAAAGAAGAATTTACTGAATTTTGTAGCCCCGTACTTATCAATAATTTACCTAGTATCGATGGCTTACTTCCAGTTCAAAGAAAAGTCATTTGGGCGTTGCACATTAATAAAATAAACAGTGACAAACAATTTATAAAGCTCCATAGAGCAGGAGCATTTGCAATGGTCTTTTATATATTTGGAGATATTCCACTATTCTCTGCTATGAAAAACATGGCTAACAACGGACTTAATTATTTTTATCTAACACCAAAAGGTAGCTATGGAGATAAGAGAAAGAAAGAAGATGATGGAGCGAGTCCTAGATATGTTGAATGTAAGTTAAGTCCTTATTCTGAAAGTATGTTAGAAGGAATTAATAAAAACATAGTTCCTACTAAAAGAAATTTTGATAATACAGAAGATGAACCTATTTTACTTCCATCAATAATCCCTAATATACTAACTAATATATCACAAAGTATAGCCGTTGGGGAAGCGTCTAAAATACCACCTCATAATTTAATAGAAACATGTAATAGCTTAAAATCATTTATATTAAACAAAGATATAGATAAAGCTATAGAAATATTGCAATGTCCAGACTTCATAGGAACTTGTGGTAGAATAATATATAATAAAAATACCTTTAATACTATTTATAAGACAGGTCGAGGAAGTTTTACTTTATTAGGTAAATATATTTACGATGAAAAAGAAAGCAAAGTTTCAATTATAGAAGTTCCGTATGAAGCATATATTGAAGATATTGAAACAAAACTTATAGCTGCCTATGACAAAGGATTATTTAAAGAAATTACCCATATTCACAACAATAATGGAAGACAAGGTATTCAGTTAGACATCTATTTAAAAAAGAATACGGATTTAAAACAATTTGAACAAAAACTAAGAAAGTATACTCCTTATGAATCAAAATTTTCATGTAACTTTACCGTATTAGATTTAGATGGAAAAACTCCAAAGCTTATGTCTTTAAAAGATATTTATATTAAATGGTTGATTCATAGAACCACATGTATAAAGGGTGAATTAACATATGATATTAACAAATTAAATGAAGATTTAAACAAACTTCTAGGGCTAGAGTTGATTAATCAAGATTTAGACATGGCAATAAAATTAATCAGAACATCTAAAACAGAAAAAGAAGCTATTGATAAGTTAACAAATCACTTTAATTTAAATCAAGCACAATCTGAATATGTTTCAACAATTAGACTGATTAATATAAACGAAGACTGGATACTAAAGAAAATTAAAAACGTTAACGAAATTAAAAATCAAATAATGGAACTTCAACAAATTTTAAGCTCTGACCAAAAAATAGAAGATATAATAATATCTCAGCTAGAAAATATTAAAGAGAAATACGGTGTTGAGCGTAAAACAGAAATAATTACAGATGAAAATATTGAAGATATTTCAAAACTTGATACCGTTCCTGATTATAACACCAAAATAATATTCACAGAACAAAATTGGATTAAGAAAATCCCATTAACATCCCTCAGAGGAAAGGGAACCGACGAGCAAAAATTAAAAGATAATGATAATATCATACAAGAAATAGACTCAACTAATAAATCAACACTATATTGTATAACCAATAAAGCCAATAGATATAAACTTAATGCTTATGATATTTCTGATTCTAAACCTTCTGTATTAGGAGAATATCTTCCAAATCTAATAGACCTTGAACCAAATGAAAAAGTAATTAAATTAGTATCATTGGAAGATGAAACAAAAGCACAGGGTTATATATTATCAGTTTATGAAAATGGTAAAATCTCCAAAGTAGATATTAAATCTTTTATATCTGCAAATAAAAAACTTCAAAATTGTTACTCTATAGAAAGTAAATTATTAGATATAGAATACATTAAAAACGATGTAGATGTGTTTATGATTTCACAGGAATGTAAAGGCGTACTTGTCAATGTAGAAGAAATATCAAGCAAGCAATCTAGAAATAGTCAAGGAAACCAAGCAATGAATTTGGGAGAATCTGAAAATAATAAAGTAATGGCTTGTGTAATTAATCCTAGTAAAATTCTTAACTTTACAATTACAACGGAAAAGGGAAAAATTAAAGAGTTTAAACTTGATGATATTGCCACTACTGGGAAAAATTCAGAGACAAGGTGTTTATACGAATACCTAAAAAGCAGAGTAAGAAACCAAGGGAACTTTATTTTGAACTTGAGAAGTACAAATGATAGCGTTAAAGAAGTAAAGTTCGAATAAATACAATTAAATATAAATATATTCAATCTACTATATTGACATGAATTTCAAAACATGATACTATGATATTAGTGGTTACTAAGGTTTATACATAAAACAATCAATTCACTTTAGTAACCATATATCCAATTAAATATTGATAAATATAATTTAGAAAGCGAGGAAATTAGATGGTAGAATTAGAAGTAAAAATATTAGAACATACACCAAATCCTGAAAAGGTAATAGCTCAAGCAGGGAAATTATGTTATTCTGCTTCAACAATTGACGAAATAGGAGAAGATTTAACCGAAGAAAACATTGATAAATTTGTAAATATGTTAATATCTCTTGGGCATGAATCACCTTTAGAACACGTTTCATTTACATTTGGAATAGAAGGTGTTAGTAGAAGCCTTTCACATCAACTAGTTAGACATAGGATAGCATCTTATTCTCAGCAAAGTCAAAGATATGTCAGATTGAATCAATTTGAATATATTATTCCTAAAGAAATAGATAGATATACTGAATTAAGAAAGTTATACATAGAGAATATGAAACAATCACAAAGAGACTATGATAGTCTAGTTGAAGGTTTGATTAAACATTATATAGCTGAACATTTAAAATTAGATTATTGGGATTTTAAAAATATTGATTATATTAATCAAGCTTTACATGAAATTAAGAGTGATAATAAAAAACTTTATAGTAAATTTGAAAAGAAAGCTATAGAAAATGCAAGATATGTTTTCCCTAACGCTTGTGAAACAAAAATTATCGTAACCATGAATGCTAGAAGCTTATTAAATTTTTTCAATCATCGTTGCTGTTCTAGAGCACAAGACGAGATACAAGAATTAGCCTATGCAATGTTGATTGAAGTAAAAAAAATAGCCCCCACCTTATTTAAAAAGGCAGGAGCTTCATGTGTACAATTAGGATACTGTAAAGAAGGTAATATGTCATGTGGAAGATATCCAACATTAAAACAATTAACAGAAAAGAACAATCATGAGTAATCAATATATAACCAGTAAAATTGATATTAAATATTTTTTAACTAAAGAAAAGAGATATAAAATAGAGCATACATATAAAAGCAATAATGGATTGCAATTTGAGATAATTAATGATAAGGGAATGAGAAAGTATTATTCGGCTACATATTTTATTTTAAAATAAATAAATCAGGAGTGTAATATTATGAATAAAAATTCTATTAATATAGCAACTGATAAAATAAACAATATACTAACGTTAACACTAAAATGTACTACAGTTCAAACTTTAATTACACTCTTAGATAAATTAAAAATAAATAATATAAATAAATTCCCAGTAAGCCTAAATCAAAATATACCATCATATACTCCTTATTTAATCAGCTCTAGTATTATAGAAACTATTAAATCTATAAAACCAGACATTAATAAAATCCAAATATCAAAATATACAAAAACTTTATCAATTGCAACTGGCATAATAACAGGATTAATAGTTTCAAGTCGGTATGATGGTATTAATTATTTTATTTCCTTATCGCTCAACATATTAAAATCTACAGCAACTACTTTTATAATTGACAAACTAGATAAACTTAAAACTATCGACGGAATTTCAATTTCAATATTACTTAATTTTATATTTAGTATTCCAAAAATTATTATAGGATTATCTACAGGAAGCTTAGTGTCTACCTTGTTAACATTTGCTTCTATAGGATTGTTATTTACATATAATTACAGAATTTTAAAAAGTACAGAAGATATTGATATTCATTATAAAGGCAAAGTTGATAAGCTTAGTTTTTCGGGAAGAAATACATATACAACAAGTTTAGTTATTAGCAGCTTATTAAGTAATTTAGTAGCTGATAATTTATTAATAAATAGTGGCTTAATGTTTATCATCAATCCTTTAATTCAATGGTTATTAAGTAGAAACAGTATTGATGTTGATGAACTAAACAGAAACTTACAAGTTAATGAATTATATATTGATAATTTAAAACATGGAAAAGAAACAAAAGATAAAATCCATGAAATGATAAGAACGAATAGCTTAAAATTAGGAATTGCCGGAGCTATTATATTCATAACAAGTAATATACTTATTCACATTTTTGCAATTGAGGTTTCAGCAATTACCTTAACAGTTGTAATAAATAGTTTTATGAACGTACAATATGGAATTAAAAGTTTCGTAAAGGGAAGGAGATTGGATTGCATTTTAAAGAGTGCCTTGTAATAAAATTTAAGCTTATAGAATTTACTAAGTCTAGGATATGTATGTTTAATGATTTCTATAGGTTTAAACTTTGTAGGAATTAAATGATTATTGATAATTTATAAATTTATATTCAAATAACACTCATTATGCAAAAATTAACCAAATATTGACAATGCAATTTGTATATTGTCACAAATAATTAAGATATTTTAAGCATTTTTTTGTAACTTATCACAAGAAAATGAGCTAAAAATCACGATAAAATATCTGTTTTATTAAGTAAATATAAAAAGCAAAAAATAAGGGAAGTCATTATTACTAAAATAGAATTTAATCTACTTAGTATATAATTGACTTCCCTTATTAATATTATATTGTGTTATTTCTTTTTCTTAGTTTTCTTTGGAATTGATTTTTCCCGTTCTTTCATTGCTTTTACTTCTTCTTTGTTTTCAAGGTCAATCCATTTTTTTGTTTTATCTATAATTATGATGTGATAATTATAATCAGGATATTTATATTTCATTAATTTCCACTTGATTTTAAAAGTTTCTTCAATACAAGCCATTGCTCCTTTGCTGTCAGTAATATGTAATTCGCCATTTTCTATATATGTAAAATCAGCGATATATTCCATCTTTCTAATACTTTTACCATCTTTAGTTTTAAAGGCTTCTTGTAAAAGAAAGGGAACTTGTTTTTGCAAATTGCTTATTAACCCTTGTTTTTGTTTTTCTAAAAGTAATTTCCACCATTCATATTCAGTTTGACTATCGAACACGTCACCATTTGGTAACTCTACCTTCTTACTAAAAAATCTAGCCATCAATTTATCTCCTTATCAATTAAGATTATTATATTCAACATAAAAAGGCACACCGAAATGCGCCTATAACTTTATTCACTGAACTTTAAGTTCTTTTAATTCTCTTATTATTTTTCTATATGTATCTTTTTCTATTTTAGATTCTATTAATGTACTGTCATTAAACCAATTAAGGTCTGTAGAATCTACGTGATTTTGTAATTTATCAATTATCTTTTCTAATTCTATTAACATATTATACTCCTTAACAAATTTTCAAATAATTTTTAATTTTCTTTGTGAAAGTATTTGACAGTTTTTAAATAATATGTTATTGTATATATAAGGGCATGATTTTTATGGTATCTAGATGCATCAGTGCTATGGAATGACTGCTCCTTTATTCTTTATAATTCAATTTTTATTTTTTTATCTACCCATATATTAATAACATAATAAGGGTTACTACATTGTAAACACGAATATGTAATAGCAGCTAATAAAAATGATTGTAAATTAGGAAATACTATCACTAATACAGTCATTAAAATTAAAACTATGATATATAACTTCTTTACAATTTTTTTATTTCTATTTGTTGGTTTTAAATAAATATTGTCTTTTGGCATAGATGTTATAATAGTTACTATCATAAAAATACAAATAAAAGCTATCGAGATTGCATTGTTTAAATACTGTGATTTAGCTAAATATGAGAACAATATTATTTCAATCATGGAAAATAAGGTGCAATTACCTAAATATTTATGATGATATCCTCCGGCAATAGCTCTTAGAGGAATGTACATTAAAACAATAGGTAGTGCATATAAAAATAAGCCTAGTAAATAGGTCATAGAAAATATCAATGTTAGTTGGAATATTGTACTGATATAAAATATAAGAGAGTATCTATATATCTGATACTCTCTTTCTGTTTCGCTAGATTTTTCAACAAGTAATCTAGCATAATGTTCTGCAATTTTTATAATCATTAGTTTTGTTTTATCCTATTAAAGCTTTGGAGCTTCTTCTTGATAACCCACAAACCAACACATTCCAACCATTGTTCCAACACCAACGAATACGAATGCTGTTAAAGATAATAATTTTCTAAACATAGTTTGCAATCCTCCTTTTATTGTAATTTATATATAATATTGTATACATTATACTCTTAATTGGTAAATTAATAATAAAATGTAAAACAACATTATTTTTTATTAAAAAAGCATTAATATGTAATAAGTCAAATATTATTTTTGTTACACATAACTCTATACCAAACATAATTAGAAAGGACAATATTGTAAAACCAAAAACCTTTAATGGATTAATTTTATAATTTTGAATCCATATTATTGTAGAATATAACAATATTGCTAAAACTATTTGTATAAGCATAGATGAGGATGTGTGATATTTAACTAATAAAGAAAATCCTGTTATAGGAATTAGAACTTTTAAATTTATTAATTTTATATTATCTTTCTTAAGAAAGACTAACGTTATATAGACTATCCATATTGTCTCAAGTATTAAGTATAAAAATGCTAGTGCAAATTGCATATTTATTTCTCCATTCTTTTTATTTTGTTATCCTTTAAATGCTTTTGTTATTGCTTTTATATCAATAGGTATACCTAAGTAATATAAAACCATTTCTATAATTAAAAATATAATACTTACAAAACTGAAATATGAAAACAATTTTGTTACTAAATTATAGTTAATAAAATTTTTAACCATTTCAACCCAGTTAAATGTCATTAATTGAGTTAATTTTTCAATCTTTGCTTCTAATGAGTCTATTTTATTATTAACTCGTTTATCCATTGTATCAACCTGTTTAACAACATCTTGTTGAGATATTTCTATTTTTGCAGTATTAGCTATAAATTGTCTTATTAATTTTTCAACGTCTTCTATTTTTCCACTAAGAGCATAAATCATCGATTTATCTTCTTCTCTATCATTCTTAATCTCTTTTAAAGAAGCTTTTAAAGTTGCTATCTCCTTAACTAACTCAGTATATTCTTCTCTCCTTAATCCTGATTTCTCCATATACTCAAGTTTCAATTCAAGAAATTTTATCTTGTTTTGCATAACGTCCATTTCAGATTTCATTTGATGCATCAAATTTTCTTCCATATTATTATTTACCTGCCTTTCTCTTAAATTATTAATCATCACTTCCCATTTTTATTTTATTACATTCAAGGCGTTTATAATTTTTAATACATTACAGCAGCCTATCTTTTTATCAGTTATGTTATCTTGATGGTAGACTAAAAAATAAGCCACTCCATCTATTACTTTTGTTATTTCAATAATTCGTTTATCGGTAGTAACAAGTTTCTTACCGATTAGGGATTGCATTTGTTAGGATTATAACTCCTCTTGTTTTTCATTATCTTCTATTTGTTTCTTTGCCAAGTCTTTCTCTTTTATTAACTCTTTTATCTTATTTCTAGTTTGAGATTTTGACCTTGGTTTAACATAACTTTGACGAGTTGTCTCAACACTTTCATGATTCGCAATTTCGGCACCTAACGAGATATCTCCTGTCTTTTCAACTATTAAATTTATAGCCGATTTTCTTGTGCAGTGAGCATGAAAATCTTCTAATCCAATAATCATTCCTATTTTTCTGATTCTTTCTTGTAAAGAACTTTTTCCCATAGGTATCCATGTTTTATAATTTGCTATAAATAAAGAGTCAACTTCCATTTTATCATAATTATCTTTTCTTTGATAAAGCCAATCTTCAATTAACTCACGAGTTTTTTCTTCAAATACCACTTCAACACGTTTTCCACGTTTTTCCCTTATGTCTTTAAAAACCATTTCATCTATATCCATGCTAGAAAGGGTCAGCTTACTCAATGCTCCTATTCTATTAGCACTATCGATAGCCAAATAAAACAATATTTTATCTTGAATATCGAAACTCTTAGAATCTTCCAATCCTTCTTTTATTTTATTTATTTCTTCTTCTGTTAAAAAATAAGAATTAATAATTTTTTCGTCTTTTGCTCCTTTCATTCTGTCAAGTCTCTTATCAAAGGGATGAAATCCTATATATTTTCTTTTCATTGACCATGCATAAAACGACGATGCCGCAGCTATTTTGTTGTTGATAGTTTTTTTATTATTCTGCAAAGTATCTTGACAAAAAGATATGTAATCTTCCATTATATCTACTGCATTTTTTATAAAATCTTCATCGTAAAGCCCAACATTATCATAATTTTCAGCCAAAAATATCATGAAGTGTGTCATATTATTAGTATAAACACCATAAGTTGTATCTTCAACTTCTCTGTTTTTTATTATATTTGATTTAAGGTATTTATCATAAAGTTTTTTATTTGATTCACTGATTAATTTTTTCTTTTCTTCTGTAAAATATTTAACTCTTACTATTTTAGCCATAATATGTATGTCCTCCTTGATTATTAATATAAGTTTCTAATAGCTTTAATATCTTCCATAAACCTTTTTCTTTTTAAAATATGTCTCTAGCCTAACGAATCTAATAAATGTAAATTTAGAGAACGTTCGTTCGTATATTTGAACTCTTGTACAAATGTACAAATTATAGTATAATTTACATGAGGTGGTGTATAAATGATGAAATCCAAAATGGATTATTTAAAAACTGGTAGTAGAGTAGACGGTCATCTAACTTTCCATGAAAAGGTATATGAAGATTTGCAAATACTAAGTATTCGATGGAAAGAGCCAATGGGTAAAATTCTTGATAAATTAATTATTGAACTATGTACCAATCAAAATTTACAAGACAAAATCCGTGAAGATGTTAGAAATTATAGATAGTTATTTTATCAATATTTAATTACATATTAATAGGGTGGGTCAAATTCAATCCCACTCTAAATAAATAATTATTAATATTTAATCATGAAATTAATTCCTAAATACGGATTCATAACATTAAATGGTACGCTTCCACCAGTTACAGAAGTTGTTTCATCTCTGCTAATTTCATCACAGGCATTAGCATTGTTAAACACTCCTTCTAAGTCTTGAACTCCATATGTATCGTTATATATGTGTGTATGCTTGACAAGTTCGGAGATATTTTGACTATGGTTTTCCTCGCCTCCAATTTCACCAATACTTCGATTAGAATATGTTATAGTTAATTTATTTAAACCACTTCCTTGTCCAGTAATATCTATCACAGCAGCCGGATTTGCTACAGCATTTGAAACTGTTGTTGCTAATGAAATTGTTGTATCTGTTAATTTAACTGCATAATATGTTGTTCCGCTAGTTAGTCCTGTTGGAGCAGTGCCTAACGATGTTAACTTTATAGGTGTACCCGTATAAATTGATTTGTTTGATGGAATTGTAATAACATTTGTTGAAATGTTTACATCAGTTGAAGCAAAACTTAAATTTATCTCACCTTGACCAGCTCCTAATGGAACTCTTGACCTAAAATCAGGAATATTAAATGTAGAACTTCCATTTCCTGTCCCAAATACAGTTCCAATTGCACTAAATAATTCAGAATATTGAGTTCTAGATATAGCCGAACCATCACAAATTAACCATCCGTTATCAGCTATAGTTTTTCCTGTCATTTTTATATCTCCAACATTTTTAACATTTTTCTTAATCAATTCATTAATCAATGCAATAACAGTATTTAGGCTTAAACTTCCCATATGATATCATTCCTTTCTATTATTTTTCAATTAATCTGAAACTTTACAAGTTATTGTTGTATTTCCAGTATTATTTGTCAATTTTATTTTTACATAACTTACACAGCCTAAATCAAGAGAATATGCTACAAGACCATCGGTAGATGTTATTGTTACTGGATTATTTATCGAAATATTTACTAAATTTATCAATATTCCAACTAAAGAATAATTATTATCTTGATTGCTTGTCATACTAGTTGAAACTTCAAAAGTTGCCACCCCATCTGTTCTAGCTTCAATACGCATACATGAACCATTTGAACTTATGGGTATAATACACTCTCCTGTAGAACTAATGTTGTCAAAAACTTTACAAAGTGTAATTGTTGAATTTGGCATTTATAAGACCTCCTGTTATTAATATTAGCTTTCCTAGTATTACATGTTGAGCATAATTATATTTTATAGTTTTATAATTGGTGTAAATGAAATATTGACAGGACGTGTCTCATTAGCAATTTTAGCCACGCCATAACCTTCTAATGTAATTGGTACTGCCAGTTGTTCGGATTCGGTTTGTTTTGCGCGACTAACTGACGAGAGGTCATCTGACCAAAAATATCTATCTCCACCACTTGCTCTCGTACCAACCTTAGGATTTAACGTATGTGTATGTCCTTGGAATGCGTCTTGTTGCAAACTTCCCAATGTTCTGTTTGAATCATATCCTGTCGCACTTGGATTATTACCTCTTATAAAAGTACCTCTTAAATCAGGTAAATTAAATGTAGTTGAAGTTTCTCCAAATCTGCCACCAATAACTGCATATAATGCCGAATATGTAGTTTTCGAAATACTACTTCCGTCACCTATTATATATCCACTAGGAGCTGTCATAGATATAGTATAAAATACACTTCCTGTAGGAACAGAATTATTATTAATTGCTTGTTGTGTAGCATTACTTATTGGTTTATTTACATCACTAGTATTATCACAGTTTCCCAAACCTATATCACTCTTGGTAGTTCCATGTGGATTTGTACCTGTTCCAGGATGAGTATATACAACGCTTTCAACACCATTGATTTTAATATTTCCATTTACAGCAGAGTCTTCAACTTTATTTGCTCCTGTAGTAATTCCTTGTAATCTTATTATTTCTGTATCATCAATTAAACTTTTGTTTATAACTTTATCTACTTTGTTATTTAAATCAGTATTTATTAAATATTTATCATTTTCCAATTTACTTGAACTATATGTCATTCCACCACTTACTTCTTCATCATTGATTTCAGCTTTTATTACAATATATCCTAATAAAGTGTTATTTAACTCATCAACTTTATTTGACGAATATACTGATGAAATACTTGAACTAACATCATCTATAATTGGTTTTTTATCCAATTCAGTGTCAACATAAGTTTTGTCAGCCTTTAAGTCTACTTCTTTTTTATTTTCTTCTAATACTTTTTGTACTGTTCCATAATCAGTGGAATATATTGGAGTTCCATTTGGATTATTATTAAATGATATATTGTCTGCTATATTTTTAAAATTAGTCCATGCAATACCATTCCACATATATTCAATCATTGTATCTTCTGTCATATAAATCGCAGTAATATCTTGATTTTCAGTTGGCAATGAAGCATAGTTTGAAACTTTAATTATTGAAGTTGAACCACCTATTTTTATAAAATCAGAATCTTCAATTCCATTCTTAAAACAATAAAATTGTTTTTCTAAATCGCAATATATTGTTAATCCAGTATATCTATTTTCTTTTTCAAGAGTTGTTAAAACTTCTGAAACTGAAGAAGCTTTTGTTTTGGTGTCCATAGGAACATCTCCAAGGTAATAATTAGGTACTATTAAGGGATTTCCCTTTAAAAAGTCACTCATCTTTAGAATCCCTCCTTTTTAACATCTTTAACTTTTTCTAAAGTCAGGTTTGAACTCTTAATAACTATTTTGTATTTATCATCATGATTTAAGCTATCCGTAATAACAATTGATTTGTCACTAGAAAACACCAAATCTTTATCTAATTCTCTTTCAAACTTATCTATATTCACATAATTTTTAACTATTTGTACTTCTTTCATGTTATTATTAGGTATTAGCCATTCTCCATCTAAATAAACTCTTTCAATTACTTGATTACCCGAATAATCATAAGATATAGTTCCATTCTTTATTTCTTTTTTATTGCCATTATTAATAATATTTTCATTTGGAAGAGAAATATATTGTTCATTATTTTCTTTTGATTTCAATATTTCTTTAATATCATTTATTTCTTCAATAATTTTACTTGTATTGTCATTATCGGCTTCGAGTTTTAAATAACTTTTTATGTTTTCGTTTATTTCTTTCTTTATTTCATTTTCAATAAAATCATGAAGTAAAGATAATACAATTTTTTTAATATATTCTTTTATATAATTTTTTATTTTTTTCATTATGATTACCCCTTAAATTTAAGTTTTAAAACTTTAAATTTACTTCACTTTCATTGTAGTTACCTCTTACGTTTGCCAAATAAACCACATATTTTACAACTCCACTAGCATTGGTTATATCTATTTCTTTTTTTTCAAATGCATTTATAATGTTCACATTATTTAACACATCGACTATAGATTTTGCATTTCCCCAAGTAGATTCATATGCAAAAAACATTTTTCCATTTCCAATAAATGAGTCATTTATATCTCCCTTTTGCTGCAATATAATCTTCCCACTTTTTATTTCTGCTTCAGTTATTGTAGATATTGTTGTTGTACTAGGCACAATACCGGCATAAGAACAATTTACAAAGTTAAATGTCGTATTGCATTTGCCAATTAAACCTTTATTATTATTTGATTTTATTGAAAAAGTAGCCTTTTGGTCAATTGTAATATCATTAAAAGTCCATATATTTTCACTTTCATTTATGTTATAATCTAACCTGTCAAAATCACTTATCGAAGGTGTTGAATATGTTTCCATACTCACAATAATATCAGAACTTGTAGATTTTTCCGATGTGGCTTTTATTGTTTTTATTGTTAATGGAACTCCTGCTGTTCTTATTAAGGTAGAGTCTATAATTTCATCAGCAGAATCATAAAATTCAAGTTTTGTTTTTGGTGCTAAACTTTTTATTAACATCTTCTCGAACAAATCATTTGTATCCATAACTTTAATTTCTGTATCAATGTCTATTCCTCCAACAGGAACGTTTGTATTATGCTTTAATGTTATTTTTCTGCTTTTTTTAGCCACTCCCAAAGAGATAATATCCAAATTTAATTCACCACTCTTCCTATACAAGTTACTGTTCCATTACTATAACTATCAACTCTACATCTAAACTTATATAAACCCGTTAAACTAAATAAAAATATTTTACCTTTATCAGTTGTTTCAGAAAGTGTATCCAACGTGGTCAAATCCGCACCTATTATTGGAATCCAGTTTTCTCCAGTTACACTTGCTTCAAAAACAACTTTACTTGTCCCTGTACCTGTAACCTCAATTGAAACTGAATTGTAGCAAGATGCAATTGTTAATATTTGTCCATCGGTTACGTCTGTAGCATTTTTTAAAAATATAAAATTAGTCATACATACATTGCTCATAAAATCATTCCCTTCTTGTTTCAATTTTATTGTCAATATCTAGTTATTTTTAAACAATAGTGTTTCTAGTTGTTCCAATTGTAAAGTAAAGATGGTTCCCATCATATTCAAACGTCCCATCATTCTTACCAGTAGTTAAAGAACCTGCTCTTAATCTAATTGGTGCCATTGCAAGTGGAATTGCCCCTAGTCCACCAGTTAGAGTTGAAGCACCCCCCACTCCTGTGCTTGCATATATCAAAGCCATATAAACTAAAATTCCTGCACCACTAAAAGCAGGTGTTGAAGTTGTAGAAACTATTACTTCAGAAACCGTTGTTGTTCCAGTTGAATTAGTGACTAAGACTGGTACAGAATTTGTTTGCATAGTTAATATTGCAATGGTACAATTGGCAATTCCACCAACAACAACTTGACCTTTTATTTGGTCTTGAGTATGAGTATAATTAATTCCACCTAATAAATTTAAACATATATTATTTGCATTGTCAGTAATTTGACAAGTTGTTTTGTCAAACACAACTGAACCAAAAGAACCAGAAGTACTTGAGAATACTTTTGCTCCACCTGTGGAAGTAGCCACACTTGCAATACTATCATATAAGAAAAATCTACTTGAAGAATTTGTATTTGAATAATCTATAGCATTTGAATTATTTCCACTTAAAGAATCGAAGCTGCACATTAAAGCTTGAAAGTTTTGAACTCCAGTTCCAATAAAATTCATTACTATTCCAGAACTACTTTGAAATACAATTTTCTCAGCGAATACCGCTCCTGTAAAATTTGCGATTACATTTCCTCTTACATATACCGAATATCTCGCAGAAGATGTTAAGTTTACTCCAGCTTTTAATGTTAAGCTTTCTGTATAAGTTCCAGGATATATAAATATTGTTGTTCCACTTGTTGCCGTTGTAATAGCCTTACCTATTGTTAAAAACGGTTTGCTTGCACTCCCATCACCACTCGTGTCGTCTCCACTCTTTGCTACATATAAGTATCCCGATGGTTTAACCAAAAGATTAGTTAACTCTGAACTCAATCCATTAATTACATCCATTTCGAATATTGGTTTTCCCATTTATAACACCTCCTGATTATTTATCAGTTAATTTTTCACCAACATTACAATTCTCATCAAGATATTCCATATATTCTACATCTTCTTTTGTTATAGCAAGTTTGTTTACTAAAAGTTTAGTCGTCAAATTTGTATTATATCCTTCAGAGATTGCCCAAAATATTATATTTTTTAATTCCTCTATTTCATTTTCAGATAATTTATTTAAATTCATAAAATCCCTCCTAATTTAAAAAAGAAGTCACAATCCAAAAAACCTTCATTGTAACTTCTCACAAATATAACCTACAAAACATATAATATTTCACTACATTTTTGTAATATGTCACAAATATTTTCTCTAAAAACACAATAATAAATTTATTATAAAATAAAAAAGACCTCGGCGGTCTTGTAATTGAATTTATTAAGTTCGTAATTTTTCCGATAGTTAATTAATACTTACTTTAATAACGCTATTTCTTTAATAGTCATAGTACCAATATTCGTCAATACTACTTCTGCATAATATGTACCGTATAAATCAGATATATCAATCCAGTACTCGTAGTCTGTTATGTCAGCCGTAAATGATAATGTTTTAATCACATCATTGTATACTGTTGCAGAAGTATTAACACCACTTCTAGTACTGGTTAATATTCTAAGTAATGCACTGTTTCCACTTGCATTCGTGAAGTCAATAGAGGTTTTCATGTATAGCCTAGAGTAACTATCCATCTTAAATCCAGTTTCAAATGCAATACCTTGATAACCTTTCCCGGCTTCTCCACTCATTGTAAAAATAAGATTTTCACCGTCATTAGTCACAGTTGATGTGTTATATTCTCCGGACGGAACCGCACCTGGAACATATGCCATATAAGTATGTTTTGGTGTATTCAAACGGTTTCTGTCAGATACAATAACTTTTTCATTTTCACTGATACTGTAATTAACTTTTGTTGCGTATTGCGCGCCTATAAATTTTAAGTTGTCAAATATCATTCTACTATTTGCAGACGCTTGATATAGTTTTCCGGCTGGTGTTGTTGGAAGACCACCGACAACCGTTGTTGTAATCTTTAAATCTATGCAATGTAAGGTTGTCATATTATTTAACTGGAATGTTGGATTTGTTGTACTTAAAGGAGTCATGATCCCACAATTAAGCAAAGTAATGGTTGAGGGACCCCATGTAGTGTTACCATCAGCATAAATAACTTGTGAACAAGCTGGACTTTCAGAGTGACAATTGATTAGTGTTGCTCTGCTACAAAGAAAGTAATACGCAACTAAACTTCCTCCATCATTTGAACAATCCTCAAACATAGCATGTCCTTTAATCTTATAGCCATATTGTGTTACTCCATTTAAGTGAATATCCAAAAATCTAAGTGTTGTTGCACCGCTTGCGTCGCTCCAAATATTAAATCCAATCGCACATTGCTTTACTTCAAGTTTTTCAAATATGTTGAAACTGCAATATCTTGTTGTCGCAAAAGCGGTATTCATATCAAGAAAACTCATTCCAAAGAACTTAAAAAAGAATAATCCATATGAATAAATACCATACGATACAGGTGTTGTTGCCGTACTTTTCAATGAAAAATTTGACAAAACTCCTTTTTCAGTAATACTTTCATGCGACCAAATATTTGTTATAGCTTGCCCGTTTTTGGTGTACTGATTTGCGATAATCATAATTGCATCAATAGTAGCATATTCGCCTGTGCCTAATGTAGTATTATTATTTTTTACTATTACAGATACATCTTGCCCAGCACCATCAATAAGTAATATTTGGTTGCCGTAATCGTCAGAATAGCTATAAACAATTAATGGTTTTGAAATAAGGTAATTACCTGCTGGTAAATATATTCTACAGTCATTATCATAAGCATAGTTGAAAATTGCTTGCAGAGCAGACCAATCGTCCGTTACTCCGTCGCCTACTGCTGGCGTTAGTCCTAGTGGTGGGTATTTGACATTAATAATAGTGCTATTAAATTTGTTATCTATTTCTGCCAATTGCGAATCAAGGCTTTTAATTTTTTCAGTTAATTTGGGTTCTCCCATAAAAATTCCTCCTTCTGTTTTAATTCCAAGTATAATAAAACTTGCAATATTAACTAAATAGTCACTTAAATAATTAAAATACTGCAAGTTTTGTATTGTTTATATTCAGTTTTTTACTATAAAAAATTGATTTTATTAACTTTAAGTAATTAACAACCGCACAATACATTTAAATATATAGTTCCTGTTGGAGAACCAGTCTTAGTAATGTTTAATCGTATTACGCTAGGATATGCTAAATTAACTTGATATTGTACAACGTTTCCTCCTCCATCATTCAATTGAGCCATGTCGTAGCTGCCACCAACTGTGTCGGCATTGTTTCTAAATACACAGCTTTGAGACGGCGTACCTTTGTTTTTGCTCCATTGTCCCCATGACATTTCTTTTGACCCTGTCAGTATTGAATCAATTTTAATCCATGATGGTGATATTGGTAAGTTTATAGGGATATCAATATATCCAGTTGTAGTTGCATTTGCTGTAAAAAACGTTTGGCTAGTTCTGTTTTGACCAGATTCTTCTACTATTTTACCGCCATGATCTACATTATCATTATAAACTGTTCCAACGGGTTGATTTCCGTCTTTAAATATTATCGAACCTCCATGCGCCCACAAACCAACTCTGTTTCCAGTTGACCCCGAATCCCAATTTGCAGATACAACTCTACTACCAAAATTACAACTAACAACCGTATCTTTGCCGGAACATAAGCAACCATCTAAATATACTTCTGAGTTAACTGTAACGCCAAATCCATTATTTAGTGCAGTTGTGTCAGTGTTTTTTATTCCAATGTAATAGCCGAACCGGGTATTTGTTGTAAAAATACCGTAATCATTTGCTTGATTCCAATTAATTTTTAAACCTTGTATTTGTATTTTATCACAACTATCTACTCTAAACTTGAAAAAGTTGTAGCTATCACTTAAAGTGGACACATCGTTTGTTCCATCAAACGCGGTTATAATTAAGTATGCACTTTTAAAATTATTTATATTTACAACACCCTCAGAAGTATAATCGCCTTGAAGTATTCTTATCTTTACATCTGAATATAAATTCTTTTTTATTTTTGTCAAGGCATATGTTAAAGTTTGAAAAGGTGCTGCTTGTGTTCCGCTGTTGCTATTATTCCCGTTTGTAATATCTACATAAAGAGTTCTTGTTGAAGTTTCCGCATGTGAAATAGTATCGTTTAAGTGAGATGTAAGTCCACCACTTATTGATGTTACATCGCTTTCAATATTTTCTATAGCTGTATTAATATCACCTATTTCATCATTTATACTCGCTATCTGTGTTGTATGCCCTGCAACCGTATTTCCTAATTCAATTAACTCTTCTGCATCGTCTAATACAGCTTGTAATTCAGTTTTAGCAATTACAGCTTCATCGACTAATTCTTGTAGAGTTGCATCGTTCATTCCTTTTAATAATTCAAAGTTAAACTTAAATCCGGCATCCGCTGTCCATCCTACCAAATCTATAGATAAATTATCAGCATTTAGTGTATATTGCTCGGTTTTAAATAATTTTTGTCCATATTCTCCTGTCACTTTCAATGCATCATGAAGTGGGTCAAAATCTAGTCCATGCACTATATGAGTTGTTCCGTTAGACGAAACGGTTATTGTTGTTTCTCTAAATGAAGCTAGTCCGTCGTTACCTCTTTGTGCAATTAGTAACCAATTAGTTGATGAACCTAATGGGTCTGGAGCTATTCCGCTACATGCTATTTGGTTTTGATAAAAATTACCCATGTATGATACTTTGTTTAAAGGCATATATGAATGAGTATTATTATATGGTTCATTTACTTTGAATGCATTTATTACCGCTTGTCGTGTTGCATCGTTAGCTGTACGTATTATTTCGTTTCCTTTTCTTATATCTTCATCTTCTTGTCTTTGTTCCTCATTTAAAACTCTTTGAGCTTCAGCTTCACTAAAATCATCAATCATCTCTTTTATAGTTTGAGGCACTGTTTGACCTTCCACTAGTGTTCCCATTCTACTAATGTCAACTATTATCCATCCCTTACCACGATATGTAACTGTTACAGCTTTACCCTCCATTGAGGAATGAAAATATATAAATCCACTTCCAGAATAATAATCCACCTTGTACTGATTTGATGCTGTTATCATGGCTTGTAAAGGTATTTCATACATACTTGGAACTGTAGAACACACCACGGAAGTTCTATAATATTGGTCGGGTATAGTATCTAGTGTAATTTTGTAATCAAGAACTTTGTGTGGTTCATTTGATTGTAAACGACTTTCTGGCGCACCTGTTGTAGAATTTATGAATCTTTGTGTATAGTAATAATTATATAATTCTGCCATTTTATTACCTCGCTTTCTTTTGCAAATAAAAAAAGAACTGTTTATAATTGATTAATAAAACAGCTCATTTATTGGGTTTTATTTTGTTTATATTTTATTGATAAATTTTAAATTATAGTAAAACCACTAAAATTAATCAGAGGTTTTAATATTCATTTTTCATAATGACGTACAACCTATTATAACCAAATTTTAAAGTAAATATCTATATAACTTAATTTATTGCAACATAATCAATATCTTCACTATTTTTATCTATTTTAAGTATTTTAGTCTCATACACCTCTGCAACAAATGAAAAATCTTTATCTGTAGTGATTATATAATCCATTTTATTATCTAAAGCAACTTGTAAATGTTGAGCATCATTTATATTCATCATTTGAATTTGAAAATTATTTAAAGATTTGTTATAAATATCTTCTGATACCATCAGATATTCAAGTCCTAATTTTTTCTTAAAATTATTATAAATATTAATTGTAATATCAAAATATGGTTTTAATAAATACCTGTTCATTTTATTTTTATTTAAAATATTAAAACATTGAGCTAAATTTATTTTATCCATTATATCTTTATCTTCTAATTTTATATTAAAACCATGACTACTATTTAATACAGAAACAATCTTATCAATAATTTTTGTGGAATTTATAGGAACAATTTTATCCAATTTATAATACATATCAGACTCAAACTCTGCTTTTATAATCTTATTTAAAACTTCTGAAATTATTACATTTGATATATATATTTGTGTACTTGAATCCGATAATTCCTTTAATAATTTTGAACATATAATTCCTACCTTGTCGCTACTATATAAATCGTGTAAAAATATGTTTGCATCTAATAATACTTTAATATCCTTATTAAAAGATAACAAATTATTTGGATAATTAATCTCTTTCACTGCCTTCTTCCTCCAACATTCTCTTGAAAACCATATTTGACCGTTTAGAATTACTTCTTATAATTCCGTTTTCATCTATATAATGTCTGGAAGACCTGCTAAGGATAGATTCTTCTGGCTTAATAGGTTTTTCAACTATTACTTTCATAGCCAATTTCCCTCCTTTATGTTTTAAACTTAAATCTTTAATAATTTGAACCAATTGAGCTTTTTTATTATCTGTAGAAACAATATTTCTACGTGTTCTTTTTAATTCTCTATTTCTTATCATTTCACACCTCTATTCATAATAATGAATGTTAATTATATTATACATTTGAGTGTGAATAAATGTCAATAATAGAAAAGACTAGATATATAAACCTAGTCTTAGATAAGCTTATTCTGTTGCTGAAAGTCTTTTTATTAGTGAAATGCTTTTATCAGCCATTTGAGGTCTTCTAGGTCTCGAATACAATTCTTTTAATCTATTTTGTATTTGTTTATAATTCTTGTCATCTTCTTGCATATAAGCAACTCTACCTTCAATTCTCATAATATCATCAATATCTTTGGCAGATAAATAGTTTCTTACAGTATCATACGGTTTTAATTCTAATCCTAAAAAGGCTTCAATTTCTTTTGCTGTCATTCCAAACAATAATCTATAAATATAATTAGTTTCTCTAGCATAAGCATTTCTTCTTGGGTCTTTTGGGTCATGTTCTATAAAGCCATTGTCTATAAAATATTTAATAGTATCGGTAGTGCGTTTTCTTTCTTTTTTACCTAATAATCTAAGCATATATTGTTCTGTATCTTCTTTGCTTAATATATACTCTTTTAATTTAAAATAGTCTCGAATAACTTTTTTATATATTACTTTTGAACGAGTATCTTTCATTAAGTTAATTAATAAAGAATATCCTTGTTCGGATAATATATACAAATTGGTTGCGTTTCCTATTTGTGCTTGCGTGTAAACTCCAGCTCTTTTAAGGTTTGTGAACAGGTCGTTTCTACCGTCACGTTTTAAATCTATAATATCTATACCAAATTCAAAATATTTATCCCCACTTTCAAGAATAATATTATCATTTATAAGTTCATTGATTCTTTTTATACGTTTTTTAACTTCTTCTTTATCATTCGGATTATCAACATGTAACAATGCTATTTGTGGAATTGTTAACACCTTTTGACCTTGTCCAAATCCACCATATATTTCTTGAATTTTAATAGTAGTATCTGAAATCATTACTTCATTCCCTGTACAAACTATGTCCCATTTTAATTGCTCAAATTTTTCTTCCATAATAAAAACACCTCATCTTTTAATTTATATGATTTTTAATATATTAATATATGTAATATTTTTCATCATTGGTGCTTTTATTTTACTTACACTTCATTATTAATTCTAATGACACTACCACTCTGTAAATATATAATAAATTCTATATTTTTACAAAATCTTTTAATTATTATGTCACAGATTTTTTCCCATAAGACACAACTTGTATACTCATCGCTTCCAATATGTATACCTTCGCAATCCGTATAACCTAAAAAATAATTTTCGAAGTAGAAAGGATTAAATTCTTTCGTTTCATATTGAATTGAAACTAAATCACCGTTCATCTTTTCTAATACACTGTCTAATTCTTTTATGTCGTCAATTGAAAACTTATTTAATAAAACTTCCATTTATAAAACCCCCATATTGTTCTTATTCCACAAGACTTTTTCTTGTCTTGTAAGAATAATATAACATGGCAAATATTACTTATCAATATATAACAAGTAATATTTTTCTATTTTTCTTGTTTTACAAGTTTAAATATTTCATTAACACTAACTCCAAATAATAAGCTTAATTTTAAACCTATTTCTAAAGATGTATTAAACCTGTTTGCAACCATATTACTCAACGTTTTTGGAGATATTCCTAGCATCTCTGCTATTTCAGTTTGAGTATAAGGTGTTTGAGATATTAAATATTTTAAATTATTTTCTATTTGATAATTGTATTTCGTAAAATATTGTTTAGTAATACTTACAGCTTCTTTTGGCTCGTTTTTAAAATAATTTTCCATTGCTTTTTTAAGACTATTTGTTTCTCTTATTACTTTATCTAACTTATCTTCATAATCATATGTTTCTTTTACAAGTATTTTATCTATTGCATCTTTTACAGCTTTTTCTATATAATCTTTATCTGGCTCTTCTTTCTTGTTATTATCCATCTTTCAATCTCTCCTTTTTATATATCTATATTATAACAAAACTATTGAATTTTTAAAATATGAAATATGTAATGTATGTTATAAATAGAGAGATTACTATTTATTTACATTATATTTAGCTTAACACATTTAAAAGAAATTGTAAAGACTTTGTTTATATTTAATTAATAAAACTTTATAAATTATTGAAGACTAAGTAATTTTATCACCTAGTCTTCAATAAGTCGATTATTCTTCATACATGAAATTATAATTGAAAGTTGTAGTTTCATTTTCTTTTATTTCAACTGTAGTTATAACATATTTGTATTGTTGTAACATTAGTTTCATATTACCAATATCCTTTGAATTGAATATTGCATCTAAAATAGCCATGTCGTTTTCATCAAGTTCCCAACTCCAAAGAGATTGTGTTGAATTAAATGATCTTACTACAACATAATATTTACCAGCAGGAACATCTTTGAAATTATATTCATCTTTCAAGATGTAATCTGAATAAATTCCATATTTTCCTAGAATTTGAATTCCTACCTTAGTAGTTGGAACAAGACTTTGGCAAAATTGGTTTATATAATCTTTATCGTCAATATATTTTAAAGAAGTCATGGGAATAAAAGCAATACTTGCTGCTACATCTGGAAGTAATTCACCATTTTTATTTTGATAATTTATTACCCCCTTAATATTTCCAACTTTATTTTTATCATATGTTTCATTTAAGCTTATAGTTTGATTAGAATTATTTTCAATTGTCGAAGTTTCTACTATATTGTAACTATTTAGTGTATCCATAAGATACCCCCTATTTTCTATGTTTTTTACCTTGTTAATTTCTTGTTTTGCATTTTGAACTGATTTGGAAGTTCTTTGTATTCCTGCCCCTAATAAAGCTTTCATGGCTGATTTATAATCTTCTGTCCAAACAAGATTTACACCCCACGAATTAACTTCTGCCAAAAAATAAGCTTTATCAATTTCTGGAAGTTTAGAATTATTGATCTTGATTTGAACTTCGTCATATAGTTTTGCACTACCCGTTTTAGAAAGACTATCTAAATCACTATTGATAAGTTTAACATCATTATTCCAAATTTGACTGCTAACACTAGAAAGTCTATTTAATAGAGCATCTTTTATTTTTCCATCCTCAAGAACCACAATTTGAGCATAAGCCTGATTATAGTAATAGAAGGATTTCTGAGAAACCGCTTTTTCCACCAATTGACTTACACTTGTAGAATCTGCTTTTGCAACAAAAGTATTTATATTTAAGGACAATACAACCGATAACAACATTGCTAATTTTTTAATTCTTTTCATTTTTTTAAATCTCCTTTGATTTATCATATAATATTATAATTGTTTATTTTGATTTGTTCTTATTTACATTATATGATAAATCTTACTAAATTGCAATATGCTTCTAAAATATTTTCTAATTATTTTTATAAATTATGGAGTTCCAGCCTCTAACGCAGATAATCTTGCATAAATATTACTTAAAGCAGTATTTATATTAGTTGCAATTAAATTTGTACAAGTAACGTTATAATTTGCATAAAAATTATTCGCCGTAAAAGCTCCCCCACCATCAAATCTTATTCCAGTTAATCCATCATTTTGCAAGGTTAAAACATCTCCATTAGAATTTAAAAATTCTATTCTAGCTGCCCCTACACCAAGTTGATATGTAGGTCTCTTTAACCTTAATGCACCATCAACATAAATGATTTCTCCTCTTAACTCATCAGAAACTATACTATCTCCATTAATTAAACTTTGTCCTGTACTAGAAAATACTTGTACTCCATATTGTCCTGGAGCATACATACCAATTTTAACTTTGATGTTATTACTAGCATCTTTAATTGTCAATAAGTTATTCACGATAGAAAATGTTCCTGTAGTGTCTTTTACAAATAATTTATTAGAAAGAATCATTTCTCCTATTAGTTCTTCTGCTGTAATTCCTTGGGAATTAACCGCGGTACGAACTGTCTCTAATGCGTCATCTGTTATAAGCAATTGTCCAGCGGTTAGAATTAATTGTAAATTAGGATTTTCAGTATCTGTTATAAACTCTCCATTTTCAGATATATCTACCTTATTTCTTCCTTGACTTGCTATTACGTTTTGTTTAGCCATATCTAAAGCATTATTTTTATAATCATCAAATCCAGTTTTTAATCCAACTACTTGATTCCACTCTAATTTCTTTCTATTTACACTTTTTCCTGATTCTACGGCATTATTATTAATAGCGTTACTATCTCTTATATTATCAATTTTTTTATTTTTATTACTAAACGTCATACTAAAATTATTTGAATCAGGTTCATAACTATAAGAAACTATTTTCATATTATAATCTAGATTTAAATTACTCATATGTACTGTAATATAATTTCCAATTGTTAATATGTTTTCCCAATCATCTTGCAACTCTGCACAACTCAATAAATCAACTAAACTAATATCAAATTCAATAGGAGGTTCACTCCAATCAGCTAATTTCTCAATAGCTCCATTATATAAAGATTGTTCATTGTCAAAATAATCACTCGACCAATCTTCTTCATGTATAAAATTTTCAAGTTCAATTAAGTCATCTTCTGTAAATATTAATTCATTAGTATCAATATCTCTCGCATTTTGTCTTTGTATAGCTTCAGCAATATCTTCTATCTGATTTAAAACTCCATTAATTTGACTTTGAACGCTTGTTATTTGAGCATTTTTAGTGCTTATTTGGCTTTTTTTATTATTTACATTTGCTGTAGCTGTTGGTAATTGTGTGTTATTTCCAGCTTGTGCATATCCCATTTGAGTATAAATTAAAGCGTCTAACTCTTCTTCTAATTGGGTTAACTCTGCTTGTCTAGTTACTAAAGTTGCATTATATCCAGTTAATATTGTTTTTAAATTCTGATACTCAATATTTTTCTCAGCTAACAATAAATCATATCTATCTAATGCATTAATAAGAATTTCGTCCATTTGTCCATTAATTTTATAAAAGTCAAAATTCTCTACATAGTCTCCCCCCAATAAATTAACTCCAGATATAAATATATTTTCAGTTCCGTTTGGTGTTACTTTATTTCCAGAAACGCTTAATCTTGTAACTATATTATCTCCAACAATTTGTCTTTTAACATATTTAGCATAATTTTCTTTGCTTATGTATATTCCCGTATCTTCTCCAAAAGTATCTCTATCATATACATTAAATACTCTATTAATTGTATCATAGTATACTATAATATTAAAAGCTTGTTGTAAGTCAGTTCTAATAAACTCATATAGTGGCTTTCTAAATACATCAAAGAACCTATATTTCTTTACAGAACCACCATTTATAGTTTCGTATCTACAAGCCGGGTCTACATATCCAACTTTAAATAAAGGGAAGTTTTTCTCTATTATATTTAATATTCCTTCTGGAGAACCTTCTGTATCAGAATATAACTCTCTTGTTAAACTATCTAAAGTTATTCTTCTTGTGGTATATTGATTTTCTAAGGATAAAGCGGTTATATTTTTTATATCCGACTCTCCTTCATTATCCCATGCATCCACAATTACAAATTTTCTATCGTTGTTCAATCTAATTATCATTCCAACTTGTAATAATTCATAATAATCATTTTTTACAAATAGATGTGTTTCTGTATCTTCAACGTTATAAGGAATGTCAAAACTTAATGTACTTATATCTTCTGATTTTATTTCCAAATGCCTATTAAAAGCATCTTTAATTTCAGCTAATTCTACTCCCCTTGCACTCATTAACATCAATATAAAAGGATATTTTTTATTTATATCATATTGTTCTACTAACATATTTTCACCTCGTTTATCATATCATCATTGGGAATTGTGACTTTATTTCTAATATGCACTTTCCAAATACTTCAATCGTATTTACTCCGTACCATAAATTAAACCAGTTCTTATTAAAATCAGATAATCTAGGTAATCCCGTACTAGATTTAATTCTTCTAGCCAAATTATCTATACTCACAGTTTCCCCTGTTTGAAGTCCAGTAAATTCAAACACTTGACCTCCGTTGGTGTGATTTATTATTTTAAAACTTGTAGCTGTATCTAATAATGTAAATTCAATTTTAGGATAATAAAATTCTATTACATTACTTTTATTTTCTACTTCTATAATAGTTGAAGTTGTATTGTTAAATAAATCATATACTTCGTGAGATACCGGGCTAAATGCGTAAGGAGCTAACATTTCAGCTTCTAAAGTTATAATACCTTTATCAGAAAAGAAGTTTTCAAAACTACCTGAATTAAAGTAAAGATAGAATATATGTCTATCACCGTAATCGTAACTCCAAAATTCATGAAAGTTATTGTCTGGTCTAAAGAACCTTGCTAATTCAACTCTATCTTCATATGTAAATTCTGAACCATCTATTTTTGTAATAGAAATAGGCATTGTAGATGTTTCTTTTTCAACTCCATAACTAACTGGAATATCTCTATATCTAATTTTTTCTCTTACTTGTTTAGACGTTATTCCAAAAGCTTGTTTAATGCTTGAAGAATCTTCATGAACTAACATAACGCCAACTTCTTCATTGCTTTTGCTATTCCATGAAAAACCTGTTTGAACAAACGACATTTGAATTCCTCCTTGTTTTTATATAATTTTATATGCTGATATTTATTTATTTTTATATGTTTTTATATATGAAAAAGTCCTAGCTTTCACTAGAACTCTTATTTTTCATTATTATATTTTTCACTACTCAAACAACTTCTTTCATATGATTATTTTTAGTAAAAACTTTTAGCTTAGAAAATATGTAAGATTTATTTAAGAGATTTTATATTTGTTTATATTTTATTATTACACTGCTTTAGAAAATGTTTCTTCATATAAAGTATTTACATATTGTATCATTTCACCCTTTTTTACGATTGAATAGAAGATGTCATATTTTCCATTATTTTTCAACCACTTGTCTATAAACTCAACTACAAGGTTATAATTCCAAACATAAGCTACATCATAATTTTTAGCAATTTCATTATCAACTACATTTACGGCATATTTCGGTACATATCTTTCATATGGTGTAGTTCTATTGTAAGTTTTCTTTGCCAATCCAACGATTTGAAATAATTTACCCACTGTTTTAGCTCCTAATTTTCTATTGAATCTTTCACCAAAGTCTGATTGATTAACATATTCAGCTTTACTTTCTTTTAATCTAGCTTGATTCAAAATAGCATTTTCAAGACTTTCTGTTTTTAATGCTAAATTAAGTTTTGATATTCTATCATTTAGACTTTCACATCTATTGAATAAGTCCATTTTTATTTTTTCATCTTGTTCATAAAACATTTTCCCTAATATTGTTATTCTTTCATTGACTAAAGAATCTAATTCTTCTGATACCGCAACTTTTAACTTCTCATTTTCTGCTTTGGTTTGGAAATAGTCTTCAATAAAATCTTTATATAAATCTACTGATTTATCGCCTTCAGCAAACTTAAGATATAGTAAGAAACCTGATTCTGAAAGTATATAAATGTTTTTACTGTTCGATATAGATTGCTTACTGTAACCCAAGGATTTTAATGTCTCTAAAACTGGGTCGATTATATCGACTGAGTTTTTTAAGTCAATTAAATGAATATTTTTCTCAAAATGATTGATGTTATTATTAATTGTTTCATTTACGTGTTTTAATTCTTTTTCCATTAGTTCGGAAATTTGCCTTACGGTTAAACTCGGTTTTCCTTCCCCAAATCCTCCCATTAATCTAGTATACTCTCGTCCATCCTTTGTTGTTATTTTTCCACCTTTAATTAATTGTAAATTTGTCTCTTTCATATTTTGATTTTCTCCTTTTTTATTTATTTTTTATTGATATATTTTATGCGCCGCAGGAATATTCTTCCTTACAATCCAATTATACTACAGGAGGAAAATCATGTCAATAAGTTTACCTATATTTTATTAAATATTTTTATTATTTTTCAATTTAAAACAAAGGAGTCACAATTTAATGCAACTCCTTATCATATATTATAATTAAGCTCTTGCAACTTGACCACTAATATTTTGACTTCTTCTTTGCATTCTAGTTAATTCACTAAATCCTTCCTTAATCAAACTTCTAACTTCTGGCATTACATTTTCATTTACACTTCCTTGGATTACTAAGAATGGTTCATTTAATGTTATACCTCCATTACTACTGCTCATAGGTGTTATACTAGGAGACTTAGGAAATAAATTCATAAAGTTATCCAAAGGTTTACCCCCTAAAAATGGGTTCATGTTTGCTGGTATAATTGCTTCATTCTTATGTACTTCTGCTATTTGGTCAGATATTAAAGATGTTGCTCCAACTGCATAACTAGGCAATGTAGACACTCCTACACTAGCACTTAAATTCATACTTCCCATACTATTAATAATATCTCTTGCGTTTTTTAAACTATTATTAAACTCATTAACCTTATCAACTAAAGTTGTAATACTAGTGCCGGATTCAATTGTAAAGTCTTTAAATGCTGAAGAGATACTAACAATACTACCTTGTGCATTAGCAAACGTCCCATCTATAATAGCTTGATGTGCTATTGCTTGTATTTTAGCTTCTGTATAGAAATCATCCAATCTTTTCACATCTTTATTATATTTTTCATCTAAGGCTAAAGTTTCCGCTTCATGTTTCTTATCTAATGCTTCCTTACTATCATCAAACATTTGATTATTTAAATCTCTAGTTCGTTCAAGCACCATTTCGTCAATTTTTTCTTGTTGAGTTACTTTTTGAGCTTCTAATTCTCTAAGTCGTTTTTGTCCTTCTAAGCTCTTATCTAATCTTGCATTTGCTATTTGAGAGTCAATGTTATTGGCAACTTCTTTTTCTTTCTTGAGATTTTTTTCATAATCATCGGTTTCATTAGAACGATTATATAAATCTTGAATCTTGTCAAGTGTATCCTTCTCTTGATTGTACTCCTTATCTAATAATTCCTTTTTCTTATTATATTTTTCCTCAAGAGCTTTCTTTTGCTTTTCAACACTACTCTTAATAACATCAACAATCTTAGATTCAGTATCTTCAACAAGTTTTTTTTGATTATCCAAACCATCTTTCATTGACTTTTGCAAATCAATTACTACTCCCTTTTGGTCTCTTACAGAATCACTAGCACTGTCAATAGCTTTACGTAATTCAATTTCACCTTCAACAGATGAAGTAACTGTTCCATTTAATTGATTTAAATAATCTTGTCTTAATTTTAATTCATCATTTGCCAATTTTAATTTCTTGGACAATATATCAGATGAACCCTTCAAATCTCCTTCATCTAACTGTTTTAATTGTAAATCTAAATCTTTCATTTTTTCAGTTAGATTTTTAGAACTTGCTTCAAGATTTTTGTTGTAACTTTCTAATACATTTTTATCCATTTCAACTAAAGTTTTATTCATATCATAAGCCATTTTACCTATATCATCATTGGTTTTACCCATTGCATCTTTAAGTTTTAACCATTCAGATGATAATGATTTAAATAAATTAGCACGGTCTTGGAATGCTTGCTTATCTTTTTCAGCTTGTTCACCTGTACCGAATTCTCTAGTTCCACCAAATTCAGTATCATATATTGAGTCAAAATCTTGTTGGTTCATTGAGTAAATATCTTGATCACCTAACCAACCATTTGAAGAAAATGCATCTATTACAGATTGCTCTGCATTAGTGTATTTATCGCGTGTTTGATATAGTAAATCAAGTTTTTTCTGTTGTTCGGTGTATAATTGATTTTGAGTTGATATAGCTTCTGTTATTTGATTTGAAGATTCTTGCTGAGAAATTGTGTCGGATATTTTTGATAGTAAGGAATCTTGCTGTGAAAGTAATGAATTTTGTGTATCAATAATTGATGAATATGTGTTTGCATTGTCTATTGTTAGGGATTGGGATTTGTCGGAGGATGAAGAGCCTGGAGGAGTATAACTTGTTCCAGTTTCTAAAGAATTAACATTATTGTAATTTCCTCCTGTTGCAAATATCTTGTCTAAAGCATCTATTGAACTTTGATATTCTCCAAGAACACTTTGTCTGTTTGACATATATCTTTCATATAAACGTCCTTGTTTTTCAATATCTTGTTCATCTGTCATTCCTAACATTCTTGATGTCATAGCATTTTCATAAGCTTTCATTTCTTCTTGTAATATAGATATTCTTTTTTTAGCTTCTAAATAAGTTATCTTTGTATTACCAACTTCAATTTCAGCTCTATTCTTTGCATCTGTAAGTTTCAAATTTGTCAATGTTTCAATGGTTTGACCTTCTTGATTTAACATATTTACTTCTTTTCCAAGTAAGTCTGTGTTTTGAATGATATAATTCCCCTCAGAGTCTCTGGTGACTGTTAAACCCTGAATATTACTTTGTAATTCTTGTGCTATTTGACTCATTCTTTGTTTTTGAGTTGTATTAGCACTCTCTATTGCATTTAGAGATTGATACTCTTGAATTAGATTTGAAATAGATTGTTTTCTATTATACTCTTCTTCTGTTGTCTTTTTGATTTGATTTGCTATTTCATTATTAGAAACCATCATTTCTGCTTTAGCTAATTCTTTTGCACTAATTCCTGCTGAATCCATAACTTTTTGTTGTTCTGCAATCTTGTCATTTACAGCATTAAGTTGATTATATAATCCTTGATTAGCTTTCATTGCATAAGCAGCACCAGAATAATTACCACCACCCGGAGTTGCGCTTGCTATTTTCTTTTCTAATTCAGCTCTTTCAGAAACTAATTTATTCATTTCACTTTGTTGCTTTTTAATATTGTCAAGCTCTGATTTCATTGTTTCCGCATTATTTTCTTTCATAGCATTAGTTAAGTTTTTATAGCTAGAAGATAATGATTCTGTTTGTTCCTTTAACTGTTTTTGGTGTTTTATATGTCCTGCTATAGCGACAGTCACAACGCCTATAGCCACTCCAACCAATCCAACTGGAGATAACAAAAGTGAAAAAGCGGTTTTTAAACCACCCAAAATTGTGGTTAAAGCTTGACCTCCAAATATAAATTTAGTAATATTAGGAATCAAACTAGCTAAACTTGTGTTTAAAGAATCTATTCCATTTTTCTTTATTGCAATACCCATAGCTACTATCACTCCAGTTAATGCCACAATTCCTATTTTTGTTTCAATTGAACTTTCTGAAATAGTTTGTAAATATTCAACAAACGTATTTAATCCTCCAATTGCACTGTTTATCATATCGCTATTAAACATAGACATGTATAATCTTTGTGTGCTATTTGTTAATTTATTTATTTGAGCTTCTGTAGACTTTCCATAAGCTTCATCAAACTTAGCCTTTGCTGAACCTGCACCTTCTTCTATTTTTTCTTGTAATGTTCTAACTTGCCCCATCTCATTTAGCAGCACCAGTAGATTCTCTCTTTGTCTTGTTCCAGCAAGCGCTTTAGTGACTGCACTTTTAGCAACAGTACTAAGAGTAGACCACTTACCACTAAGTTCATCAAGTACAACTCCAAAATCTTTGAACTCCCCTTTTGCGCTTCTTATAGATATATCAGCATATTTACGAAAATCCCTTTCAACATTTGAAATATCTTCTTCGTCTGAGTCAAAATTTTTTCCACCTTTAACGTCCTGATACCTAGAAAATATACTTTTGTATGATTCTCCTATGCTAGAGGCACTTTTTCTTGTAACAGAAGAAACTGTGGCAATATATGCGCTCAAATCTTTAAACGAAACTCCTGCCATTTGTGCAGATGAAGCCGTTCTCATAATTGCTTCAGATATCTCTTTCATGGAAGTCGCCGAGGAATTGTCAAGAATTGACAGTGTGTCTATAACACTCATCATTTGTTTTGCATCCCCAGTAGCCATTTTAAAACCGTTAGAAATGGCTATTAATTGTTCTGCCATAGCACTTGATTCTTGTCCTGAAATTGCTCCTCCAATAGCTGTGGCTTGCAATAATGAGTTTGTTTCTTCTATAGAATTACCTGCCCTTAAAAACTCCTCAGAACTTGCCATTATAGCATCTGTGGTTGTGTATAATTGGTCTGCTAATTTCGAATAATCGCTTGTTAAACCTTGAACCTCTTTTCGAGAATAGCCGCCTACCATTTGAATGTTCGTTTGAGCTTTATTTAAAGAATTAATAAATTCTACGCCTTCTCTTATCTTTCTTATAGTTCCATATACAGCCATTGTTGAAATGCCCCATTCAGCTATACGTGCTATAGCAATTTTTGTCGACTCTATAAATCCTAATTGTCGATTATTTAAATCGGACAAACCCCTGTCAACCTTATAAAGTTTTCCTGTTGATTCATCTAAGGTCATTTGGTACATACGCCATTTATCAGAACCTTCTTTAACCCTTACATTAACTTCTTTTATTTTATTTCCAGCAGCATCAATTTTTGGAGTAACTCTAGTCCATTCTGCTCCACTTCCGGCGACAGCCTTTGAGTATGCATTCAAATCCGCTCTTGAGGCTTCAAAATTTATTGGAATTCCTAACTTTACTTCTTCTCCTAAATTTCTTTGTCCACTAGTTGTTGTAGATGTTTTTCTTAAGGTCGCATCGTTTTGCTTAGTTATTAATAAAGATATATCTTGTTCTATTTTTTTTCTTTTCTCTAATAAATCATTTGTTTGTTTTGCATTGATGGCTAAAGTTTCTTCTTCGTCCCCTATTTTTATTACAGAATTATATATTTCATTATATTTTCTTTCATTATCAGAAATCTGTGAACGTAACTGGTTAGCATATTCTCCACTTTGACTTTTTTCATCTAATTGAGCAATTTTCTTTTTATTATTATATGTACTATTTAATAAATCATTTAACTTCTTGTAATTATCTTGTTGTTGTTTTGCAATATTATTATCATAAGAAATAGTAGAAGGTTTTAATTCCATATTTAATTGTTTTACTTTGTTACCCTTATTATCTAAAACAAAATTACCTTCATCATCTTTCATGTTTTTCCATGCAGTTTTTAATTTATATACTTCAGTTATTGTTTTACCTAAACTATCTGTATATTTTACAGTTGCTCCTGTTATAGCTTCTGTTTTTGCATCTATCGTTGTAAATATATCAGAAACTTGATTTCCACTTTTATTTAGTCCATTTACAACTTCATTTAATTTTGATTGAAAATCTTTATAATTAACACCAGTTAAAGCATTTTCAACTGATTTAGCTGTCATTTTCCCTATTCTTTTAGTAGATTCATTAACTTTATTTTCAACATCTACTAATCTTTTTGTTAAGTCATCAAAATTTATTGATATTGGATTTTTATCAGCCTTTGATTTTAAATCATTAAGAAGATTATCAAACTGTTTCTTTAATTCTTCTATATTAGAAAATCGTAATCCTATCCCTTTCATTATAATTCACTCCCTTTAAACAATATTAAAAGGAAGTTACATTATAACTTCCTTACACAAAATCACTATTATTAATTAATTCTATTTCATATTGAGAATATTTTTCTTTTACTCGTCTATAGAACTCTTCTAAAAAATATCTTCCATTATAATCTCTAAAATTATCATTTACTCCTTCATATCCGCTTTCATGGTGTCCATCATTTACCCATCCTAAAACATCTTCTCCACTTACAGGATGACTTCTTCTGCCAAAACTATAATATTGCATATTGCTAGTATCAGCATACACATATAGCATATCACCTTCTATTTTAGATGTAACCATGTCTCTTAGCTGATAAGTTCTTTCTCTACTACCATCGGCGTAATATTGTAACTCTATTTGACTATAAACAGTATCTTCTATTGTATCACTCCAAATCTTCTTTATATCTCTTTCAATCTTTTTAATATCTTCTTTATATTCTTTTAGGAGTTCTTTTAAATATAGCTCATCTTCTCTATCCAAAATTACTCACCTATTTCATTTTTTAATTCTATTACTCTTTTTAAAATTTCATCTCTTTCCTTATTATCATTAACCACAGCAAATTTTTTATATAAATTTTCTAACTCTTGCTTTTTTAATTCTAAAGGGTTAACTTGTGGTAATTTTTCATTTATTCTTTTGGATTTATTTTGTATTTTTTCTAATTCATTACTATAATTAATTATTTCTTCAAACATATCTAATACACCATCAAGTAAAGTTATAGCTACAACATTTCCACTTCCTATAATTTTTTCAAATCTTTCAAAATCTATATCGTCTTCTATGTCTGTTAATAAAGGAATAAGTATGTAAGCGGCTTCGTTATCTGTGGTATCTTTAGTAAATTTAGAAACTGCATTATTTTTTAAACTATCTCCCAATTCAATGCTCATAGGTTTAAAATTAATAGTTCCACGCAAAACTCTTTCTTGCCAAAACGGTTTTCCATCCTCAATTATTAATTTTCTTTCAGTTAATTTCTCTATTTCACTTAATTTAATTCCCATAATATATTTCCTCCTAATTATTTATATTTGATTGTTGATGAATATAAAAAAGATAAGAAAATAATCTTATCTCATATATTAATGCTATTATTTTTAAATTCAATTCTTTTTAAGTCTAATATATTTTTAATTAATTCATCAGGGTATGTTTCAAATACCAGACTTCTTTGTTTACCAAACTCATCTTTATATGTTATTACTGCATATTTTCTAGTTATTTTATTGTTCTTTTTTAATCCAAAAGCTAAAGCTCCAAATACAATTAATCTTCCTAATGTTATGTCTTTAGAAATTTGTTCTTCAGTAGAACATTCTGCATCTATAATATCCTCTATTTTAATATCTTTAGCTAGTTTTTTTGTAAAAAATTCAATCAATAATTTTTCAGAATTTAATTTTAGATTTACTTTTAGATTTTCTCCTCCGCTTATTTCTGGAAACCCTCCAATATAAACTACCAATGATTTTGAATAAATCATATTGGGAAGATTAGTTTCTTCTTGTAGGTTATAAGATACTGAGCCAATGACGACAATAAAAATACCTATTAGTGCAATTATAAAAATCCAAGTCACCTAAATTCCACTCCTATTTCATTTATTTATACATTAATACCATTATAATACATATTATATATAAATGGAATAGGTTTATATTATTATCCATTAGTAATAATCATTAGAAAAAATACTACGGCAACTATTAGAAGTCCCCATATTAAATTGTTTTCATTTTCTGCTTTCTTGTTTTCTAAACTCATTCTTTGCTGTTGTGGTGTTAGACTATCCCAAATTTTCTTATCTCTTTCTTCTTTTAAATATTCCTGAATTTCTCTTTCTTTGGCTTTTTCTTTTTTCATCTTATTGTATTTATAATACATATTTCTTCTAGTTAAACTTGATTTACTCATTTGACATCCTCCTAAAAATAATCTATGTATTACTCCCCATTACTAACCCTAACAACACTTTCATCATCCATATATACAGTAAATCCAATATTATCACCAAATATCTTAACCACAATATCTTCTACATATTCCCACGTTATACAACTTGTGAACGCATCGCTACCGATATGTATTCCTTCATAATCTGTAAATCCCAAGAAATAAACTTCATGATAAAATGGTGTGAATCTTTTAGTCTCATAATCAATAGATACCAATTGACCTTTCATATTTTCTAAAGCCTTGTCTAACTCTTTAACTATATCTTCCATATGTAACAACTCCTCATAATTATTATTGGTATGATTAACCAACCCTTAATTTTATTATAAGGAGTCTGTTCAAAATTGTCAACACAATTGTTTAATATTTTATATATTTTTGTTCAACATTTTGTACATTTATATTTTTGTGCTTTATTCTTCTGAATATATAGTAGGAAATAATTTTTCAATATCTATACCTAAAGCAATTGATAACTTCTTTGCATTAATTAAACTTACAGTATTAGGATTTTTTATAATATTGAACAATGTTCCTCGGCTTATTCCTACATAATCACCTAAGATGGTTTTACTAATTCCATTGTCTTTAATATATTCATCAAGACCGCTACCAACTTCTAAATTAGTAAGCTTGTTTTTGTTACCTTGATTTTTTATTATATTTTCAATCACAGTTTTATTCACATGTATTTCTGTTTTATAGTCTATCATTCCAGTATCATATAATTCGCTCATAACCTCTCTAAGCTGCTCAGTTACATGTTTCTTTACAACCTCACTAATATAATTAGCACTTTCTTCATCAAGATTGTTTAAATCAACCATTTTAGATTTGTTATTTTCTTCTTGTTTAGTTTCTTTATTAATTACTTTTGGTTTACCTCTATCCCCCGGTTCAAACAATCTATTTTGAGTTACTTTTGGCTTATTATCTTTCATTCCCATAGTCAAATCTCTCCTTTATATAACACCATTATACTATTTTTATATATTATATGTAAAATATTTTTCTCACTACTTGTCACTTATAATATTAAAAAGGAGCTTTTATCATTAGTTCACTAAAATGCTCTACAATTCATTTTTAGAATCATAGTCGTAATCTTTATCGTTTTGTTGTTTATAATCAAATATTGTTACTTTTCTTGACCATTTTAAGCCATTTGTGAGGTGTTTAATTATAGTTATTTTTGTTATTTTGATGTTTTCTTCTGCTGTAATTATAGTTTAATTGATTTATTTGAGTTTGTCAATATTTATTTGATGGATATAAAAATTTAATATATAATCCTCCAATCCCAATACATTTGTATGGGAATTTAATCATAAAATCTAGTAATATCAATGGTTACAACTATGTCGTGATAAAGAAATACCAATACGACTTTTAACTTATAAATGAGTTGTTTTTTAATAAAAAGTGTCAAAATTACGGTAAATAACTATTATAACATCAAACAATTTAAAACCATTTACTAAGCTGTGGTTATTATATTATTATTCTCTATATATTCTAGAATAGACTCATAATGTCTTCTGCCACATAAGTCTTTTATTTCTTTCTTATCAAACCATTTAACTATACATCTATTAAATGTGTCTATTATTACATCATTTTCATGTATAGTATAAAAGTCTTCATCACTAATGATTTCAATTTTAATTTTATATTTATTAGTTTCCTTGCCAACAAATACTCCGTTTTTTATTGAATTTTGATTTCTTGATAATATTTCAATATAATTATCTTCTTCCAAAGCATTAATGAGCTTAGTTATTGTTTTATCAGTTAATCCAGTGGTTTTCTCTATCAAAGAATATGGAAAATAAAAAACACCATACTTATTAGCATAGCGTTTTCCATGTATTAAAAATGAATACATCAATAATTTTTCATTTTTGTTTTTAAGATTTAGTATTTGTTTCATTTCTTCATAATATATATTTATATCTTTGATTGTTGTAACTAGCTGATATTCATTATTATATGTAATAGATACTATTCTTTCAATTTCTTTTATACATTCATCCCAAGATGTACTATACAATCTTTTATCTTGCGATGACATCCACTGTTTTAATTCAAGCATTGCATCTTCTTTAGTTAATCCTAAATATCTATAATATTTTGAAAGTTTTAGAATTGAATTATGTCTTGTTCCATATGTCGTTAATCCCATTTTCTCTAATTTTTCAATTGATTCTATTGTAATATCTTTATCAATATTTTCTTTATATGACTTTAATGGTTTATGATTGATTTTAATATAAGAATAATCGCTTATATTATTATTTGTTTCTTCGTTGTTATCAAAAATTTTATCCATTAACAACCTAAAATAAATATTGTCGAGCTGCTTTATGTTTAAAATGTATTTTGTTTTCTTTATTGGTTTTAAACCATTTTCATATGTTACATACCAACATTTATTATCTTCAAACATTTCAGTGTTTTTAAAATTTAACCCTAATGGAATTTTAACACCTTGATTATAAGTGGGTCTAAATTCTACTTCATTCTGGTTTAAAGAAATTTGATTAAGTATATAATTGTAAAATTTCTTTAAAATAGAAACTTCTATAGGCATATCAAAAAACAATTCAATGTGGTATCCTTTCTTTCCTGAAAATGATATATTGATAAATTCTTCACTTATTCCACAATTTTGTAATTCATTAAATATTTTATAAACACACCATTTTGACAACTCTTTATTTTGTTTATGTGATAAAGTTTTATCTTGTAAATCAATATCAAAACATATAAATTTACTTATTTCTATATTATTTTTCTTTCCCGCAAATACACCTATAGTCTGTTTACCCTGTAAGTGAAAATCAATCCTCCAATCTGTTAAAGGTTGCGTTCCATCTTTAGGATTGTTCTTTTGGTATATATTTGTTCTATATTCTCCTTCTTTGTTTAAGATTAAATATTTCCATCTGTTTAATATGTAAAGTTCATTTATCTTTTTTATTATTTCTTCGTTACTTTTATTTGTTACCATCTTAGTTACAACCCCCTAATTACTTGTATTATTTTGAAGTCTATATTGTTTAATTATAGCTCTTAATACTGGGCTATCCTCAAACAAAAATACATCAAACCGGGGGTCTTCTTTATTTTTATCTTTCTTTTTCATTTCAAAACCTTTGTCAATTAAATAGGTTGCTAATTTTTGAGTTCTAATAACATACATATTTGTTACCTCCATTATTTATTTTTAATTGTTATGTAATAATTCTTTGTAAAACTCCGCCACTGCTAGATACAATTCTTCTGATTTTATAAATTTCCATACCATTGTAGGTTTTGAGTCCATAATAATCTTTTGAAACTGTTGTTTAAACCCTTTACTAATTAAATAATCCTTTTCAGCTTCATATGAACAATAGTATTCGTCCACTTTTTTATACATATTATCATTACTCCTTTATATATAATAATTTGATATAACAAACTTTCTATATTCAATATATCAAATTATTATATATTTGTCAATATTTAATTGCTATTTATTTCTTATACATATGTATATTTTTCCTTCGGTATAATTGCACACAGTATTATTTCTTTCTGTTATTGCCTTATCTACAATATTGTCGTCTTCTTGATAATGTCTGGTTATAATTTGGTCTATAGCAGACTTTACTAAATTTTGAACATCAAATTTTTCTAAGCAATCAAATTTTAAAAACACTATTATAGGTTTTGTCCAATCTATATCTAATTCTTCTTTTAATTTTAATTGATGTTTTGGAAAACTATCAATCCACTTGTAATAAATATTAGTTTTTCTGGTAATATTATTGTCAGACCACTTGTCTTTAACTGTTTCATATAAATAATTATTAGAAAGCCCATGAATGTCTAGAGACATATATTCTTCTAATGGTGGATTCAAATTATTTATTTTGCTTTGTTGTTCTTTTATCGTTTCATCTTTATATCTAATTTTTTGACCATAACTTTTATTTTCTGAAGAACCTTTTCTTTTAACATATTCGTGTATATAATATGAATATGTAGTTGTTTTTGGCATATACATTTTATCATTAGGATTCAATGCATTTCTATTTTGAGTTAATCCGTTTGCAAATCTTTCATATTCTATTCTTTTTACTTCTGAATTTCTTATTCCATCAAGGTGTTCTTCAAATAGTTGCAACAACCCATTAAATTCTTCATATGTACAAAACTTAAATGTTGATACTGTTTTTCTTTTGCCAAAATAAGATTCTAACATTTTCTTTCTTTGAAGTTTTTCATCTTTTTCATTTAATGCATTAATTGTTTCAGAACTCTGTCTTCTTCTCGCATCTAATTCTTCTGCCATTTCTTCAAACGCTTTTGTATATTTATATGTAAAAATCGTAGCCTCATCGCCAGTGAATTTATTGACTAACATGGCGAATCCTTGTCTATCCATATTATATATAGGTCTAGATTGATTATTATTGTCAATATAAGACCCCAAGGAAAAATTCCCTTCGGCTAATTCTGGTATTAATTCAATAAATTTTCTTATTTTCTTTAAAACATCTGAATGTTCTTTTCCATAATACTCTGCGACCTTTAAACTACTAGTAGTAATTTTACCTTCTTCATTCACTGTCAATCCAAATTCTTGTTCAAACTTTGTTAACTCATTACTCATAATAAAAACATCTCCTCATTTTATATATTTTTAGGCACAACAAAAATGCCTTAATATTACCTACCACTTAGATAGACATTATTAAAGCATTTATCTTTATCAATATTTAATTATAAACCATTTCCCAAAAGGGCAGATTGCTCCGCCCAACCCATTTATACATTATACATTTTTTAATGCATACTAAACATATATCTTTTATACTACTGCAAACTCTTTATCAATATTTATTCTCGCATAGACAAAAATATCTTTAGTAAGTAAATAATTGTAAATTAATCCCATTATTCATATGTAAAGTTATCACATAGTCATTCATACCTTTGCTATTCTCAATATCATCAACAGTTATAATTTCTACGTCAACAGTTTCATCTTGGAAATCATCTATTAATAGTAACATAATTTTACCATTCTGTTCTTCAATTCCATAATCAAACTTTTCTATATAAAACGGTAGACAGACATTCCCATATTGATAGATAGAAACCGCTCTTCCTATTAGTTTGTCAAGAAATTTTCTTAACGTTTCTAATATTATCTCCATTGGTACTCTTTCTAACTTTTTATTTGCTTTCATAAACTATCCATCCTCTCGTATTCTATTATTTGTGAATTACTTCACTATCTTTATAATACTACTAGAATGATAAAAAGTAAACCTATAAGTTTACGTCAAGTTTCTACAGTCTATTTCTTTATTTTGTCAAAATTTTAAAGTTTTTGATTTAATTTGAATTATTTTCATTTTGTTATTTTATATTCATATAAATCACTAGGTCGAACCCCTATTGCAATAGAAACTTTAATAAGTGACATTAATGTTGGATTAGGACTATTACAAATCTTTTCTAAATTTTGTTTACTAAATCCTAGCATAGCAGCCACATCTGTCTTTTTTAATTTTTCATTTTCGCAAAATATTTTTATTCTGTCATCAATCTTGTTAATAATTATCACTTTCATTCACTTTCCCTCATTACAATATATCCTATTTTATGTTTATGATAATTTATTGTAAACAATTACCATTTATTTTACATAAAATATGCCAATTTATAAGTCAAATATATGTTATCATAACTAGATTGTTATGTCGATAGGGTAATTAAAATTTAACATAATTATTAATTTAATTAATTTTTTATGAAATATTGATTACTAATTAATTAATTTGATTGTCAAACTATCATATTTTACTAGATTAATAGTTATGGTTTATAGAGTTAATTAGCACTAAATATTTCATAATTCTAAGAATAAAGAAGTGCTAATTAAAAAATCAACACTTCTTTGATTGTTATTTATTTTTAATTTCAAATACTGTCTTTTCAACTAAATCTAAAATATATTTCTGAATGTCTACAACTTGAGTTTGCAATAAAGCCTTAGATTCTTCAGTTAATTGTGAATAAACTTCTTGTACAGCCTGTTTTCCTAAAGATTCTAATTCTGATTTTTCTATAGTTCCATCTTTTACAGCTTCTCTTAATGCACTTGCAGAAACCTGTTCAATCTTTAAAACAGTATTTTGAGTTAATCCAATAACTCTATCAACAGCATCATCAATTAATTTCTTTTTGCTATCATCTGCAATTTTTTGAGCAGTAGCTTCATGAATTTTAACTTGAGCCTTGGTAATAAAAAACACAGCATAAGATACAGCTAATCCCAGTAATGCTCCCACTATTTGTACTATAGCATCATTAAATATTTGTTCCATAATAAATACACTTCCTTTTATTTATTTTAATTTGATTATAGTTTTTCTAATAATAATATTATTTGGTTTGATAATATGTTAATCATATCTAGCTTAGTTTTGATTTGAGCCTTAAAATCTTCTTGTGGTTCTTGAGGTATTTCTGTTGGAATTTCTACAACTGGTTCTTGTACTATAGGAGCAATAGTTTCTTCAATTTCTTTCTTAAACTTTAATAATTTACTTGCATACTCTGTAGACGGTGCCCATTTAGCAGATAAATCTTCAACATATTTGGCTGTACCAAATATAAATGAAAAATGTCTAGGGTCAGGAGTGTCTATTTTTGGATATCCATTTACTCCAACATATAAAGCCATATGGTCACAATGAGCTGTAATACCTTCTTCCCAACTTGCAAATCTTTTATGTGCATTGGCTTCGTAGTCTCCCCCACCTTGACTTATTTTTAAACCGCAAGGATTCTTGAAACTTGCATCTACACCTGCTGCACTAGGTACTTTATATAAATATCCTGTTTCATGTGCAAATTGTGCATACCCTATAACTGGATTTAAACCCGCTCTTTCTGTCCATATTTTCCAATATAAAGGCGCTAAATCAATAAATTCTTGAGGAGCTGACTTAGACCTTGCCCATTCTTGAGCTTGTTCAACCATAGCTGTAGCATTTCCCATAATAGGCGTTTTAACTTCTACTATTGGTGTAGGTTCTTCTATCTCATCGTGTTCTGTTTCATAAAATTTAGGTGGATTATTGTCATATTTGTAAGGTCTCCCTTCTGTCCATCCTTGAATTAACCAATGCCATGAACCACTTGGAATTTGTTTTAATTCTACTGCTTTTTTTATATCTCCATTTAAAGCTAAATAACCTTCCTCTTTAAAATCCAATGGTAGTGTTGGTTTGTATATTCTTGTAGGAATATCTTTATATCCATATTCTACATAGTGAGATGCTCCATTTGAAAATACTTTACTCTCAACAGCTTGTTTAATATCTAAATTGGCGTATAAATAAAATTGTTCGTTAAATCCTTCTGGTAATTTATTTTGTAATTGCAATTTAAACCAACTCCATTTCTCCCAATTATTATCCGACATAGTACCCGGACAATTCTTTCTACTTGCATCATAATGTCTAACAACTTTATCAATTGAAATATTGAAAGCTTGCATAAGATACTGAGTAAGTTCTATCGCATTTTTTACAGCCACATCATAATTTCCATCAGAATTAATACATATTTCAATACCTATAGAGTTTCTATTTGTAATACCATACTTCCCATTGCCGTCTCCACAATGCCATGAATATCTACTATTAGGGTCAACTGTTTCAATAATATTTGAATCATCTACAAAATAATTAGCACTAGATTGTTTGTCTCCACTATTGAAAAGTTCATAATGAGCTAGTGCGTTTGAGCCACTATTTTTATTACCAGTATCATGAATTACTATATATAATCTTTCATCGGTTGAATTTGTATAGTTAAAAGATATAGGTTTCCTTTGAATTGGTAGCATATTTTTACATCTCCTTTTAAATTATCATTTATGTTAATTTTTAATTATGTTCAAATTTAGTAAAAAAATAGGAAGACTAACTATTTGCTAGTCAAGTCTTCCTATAATTATTTTTATTTTATATACATTTATACATATTTTATGCAATATTATACATTATTTATTGTATGTTTATACAGAAAAATCCGTATAAAATCGTGATTTTATTATGCTTGTTTAAGTTCGTAATTTTTTCCTATTGTTGTTTGACAGAATCTACTGTTTCAGAAAACACAAATAAAAGTGCTAGTAAAAATATACCCATCCCTGAAACTATAAATGGATTTGTTGAACTTACAAAAAGAAAACTAAGATAAGTAGATACCAAAAATGATATCATAAAATTGTCTTTAACATTATAAAACTTTATTAATCCTAACATTAAAGCCAAAACAAATAATGTCATTCCTACTATCCCTAATTTATATAATAACTCCAAATAACTTAGCTCAAATGTATATGGCGCTTCAATATTTCTAGTATAACCATCTGTTAAGGTTGCCCCAAATCCTTTTCCTAATATTGGATACAATTTAAATTCATATAATAACTCTGAACTTTGAAGTATTCTATTATAATTAGAAATATTATTTCTACTGAAATCTGTAATGCTTTGTATTCTATCTAATGAATTGCTCACATATTCCTGCGGCAAACGTAAAATTGTCCCCCAAGTCACTAAAAATATCAATATTATTGTTACTATTTTTTTAATAGAAAATTTTTGCAATAATATTGATAGACCTATTCCAATAAACATTGCTATCCAATACGATCTAGTATTTGATAAAATTAATGCAATCACATATATAAAAAATAACCCGATATGCCCTTTATTTATTTTAGTTTTATTATCAATTAATTTATTAAATACATATAACGCAGTTAATAAAACATATATCTGTCCACCTAAAAAAATTCTATAATTACCATTTTCTATTGAAGCTAATCCTATACCTTCATTTTTTAAAATTGAATTAACATCAATTATGTTTAGTTTGCCAATATAAACTAATGAAAACATAAGTATTGTTAATAAAGATACAATTAATGTAGCTATTAATAAATGTAGTTTAATTGTATCTTTAAGTTTATTATTTTTTTTAATTAATAAAATAAAAAAATATCCTGTAATTAAAAATACATATCCATTTGCATCACTTAAAGCATATCTTAACATATTACCTCTTACAATAGATACAATAAAACCATACATCGGTATTACAATTGATAATATCAAAAATATTAATTTTGTGTTTTTATCAACTCTTTCTTTTATACTAAATATTGATATTAAAATTAATAATAGAAATAAAGCAGGCTTAATCATTGTGCTAATAAGCATACCACTACAATCAATAATGAACGAATATATCATTAACGCTATTAATATATTATTTTTTTTACACAATAAGATAATAACAAATGGCATTGATAATGTAGTTATGGTGTACAAAATGTATTTTATGGGTAAAACCGAAGTTATTCCTATTAAAAAAATTAGTGGAATAAACATAACATATAATAAAAAATATTTCAATTTTAACTGCAAATTATCACCTCATTAATTTATTTAATTGCATTTATATATTTTAATTTTTATGAAATCTTAACTTTTATTATATCATATGTTATTATAATTGTATAAGTTTAAGGAGGTAATTTAATGAATTTTCTTTTTAAAAATTACGACAAGATAAGTCTTATTGATCGATATCCTTTAATAACAAGTATTCTTTTGATTTCTGTGTTTTATATTATAGCTTTTATTCCAAGAAAAAAATATAAAGATAACAAACCTATGAATATTGAATTTACAACAGTTTTGAGGGGGTTTTGCATTTTTAATATTGTAGTAGGACATTTAGCTGTACATGCTTTACACTCCAATAAATCCATTTATATTTTCCCTACAGTTGGTTCCTTTATGGTTCCAATATTTCTGTTTTTATCCGGTTATGGATTAACCGAATCAGCAAGACTTAATGGCATTAAAAATTTTTTTTATAAAAAAATAGTTAGAATATATATACCCTTTTTACTTTTAAATATAATATGGATTTTGTTAAATTCTATTTTATTAAATTATAAGTACTCAATAAAATCAATTTTATTATCAATAATTGGACTAAACTTAGTTGACAGAAATTACTGGTACATACTCTATTTGTTGTTCTGGTATCTAATATTCTATTTCACAATAAATTTAAAAATAAAAAAGAGCTATAATATTTTGATATTATTTATCATTTCTACAATATTATTTTGCATATTGAAAAACAAACAATTATTCAGGGATAATTCTTTTAATTTTACTTTAGGAGTATTCTTATCATTTTATAAAGATAAAATTTTCAATCAGCTATTTACTTTACGAAAAAAAATAAAAATAAAATCAATTAATTTAATGTTTTCTTTTCTTATATTGTTAATAATTCTAATTAAACTTAATGCTAAAACAAACTATATATTTAGTAATTCAATAAATATGTTTTTTGCTATTATAGCCATAATTATTTTTATTAAATTAACAAATTGCAATAAATTTTCTATATTTTATTATTTTTTAGGGAATATTTCTTTTGAGATTTATTTATTACATGGAGCTTTCATGTATAGCTATGATTTTATATTATTTAGACTCCCCTTGTTTGTATCTTTTTTTATTTATTTAGCAATGATTATCTTTATATCGGTCTTGTTAAACAAATTTCATAAATATATTAATTATAAAACCAATATATTTATGATGAAAATAAATCTCGTAACCATAAGAAATTAAAATATTCTGATGATTTTTAATAAAAATAACTGATTTATATTCTACCAATACAATTCAGTTATTTTTATTTCTTAATTAAATTACTCGCTAATTTCTATTAACAAAGAAGCCGAGAAATTTAATGTTGTTGGCAGCCAACTTGAGTCTGTATTATATCTTAAAGAAATAGCATCTGATGTTGTAATTGTTATAGGAGTTGTAAATGTTTTATTCATTGTATAGACACCAGTATTATAGGTAAGAAGCTCTCCTGTAGAAACACCATTTTTGTAAACTGTAAGCACTAGTGTTCCTGCCGTCCTTGGAATACTAACAACTAAACTTATTGCGAGAATCTTTGCATTGTAACCTAGTATATAAGATTTTAATGCACTTCCATTTGTATTTACAGATGTTAACCCTACACTAGCTGCTACGCCATCTTGCCAAAATGTTAAGATTGACTTAGATGGTAATCTTTTTGTGTCAACTACATTGCTATTTAGATTGTTTAGCAATTTATTTGTAGCATCAACATCAATTATCGGTGCCAAATAATAACTATCGAAATATATCATATTGCCATATATACTATTATTGGTTGATGTCCCGCTAATAGCTTTGCCTTTATTTGTATGCACAACTTGTCGTGTAAATCCATTTGAGGCAATTATGTTATATCCGCCACCATTTATCACTATATCTGATTTCGAATTATCACGTCTATTACAATTTTTAAAAGTATTACCAATAATTTTATTATCGCTTGAAGATGTTAATATAATTGCTTCATCCATTTGTCTCCAAAAATCATTATTGGTTATTAAACATTCAACAAGTTTATTCCCTTTGATGCCTATACCCGAATCTATTAAATCATAAGAACCGTCAAAATAATTATCTACTATTTTCAATAGTTCAATGTTGAAATTGTCTATTATATCATTTACATATATGCCACCATGCACAGGGCTTCCAACAATCTGATTTTCCGATATAAATTGACTTGTTTTAACTACATGAATGCCGAAACTCCTACTATATGCCCAAATCGTATTATGTTTTATCCATGAATCACTTGATTCCATGACTATACTGGCTTGATTTAAAACACATTTTTCTACAGTATTTACAAAAGTGGAAATTGCTTCATTTCTCGAAAATTTAATTCCTGCGACATCACTAGGAGACATTGTTCCACTATAAATTTTTACATTAAATATACTTGAGACAACTGCATTTTTTAAATCAATGTGATATTTACTACGTGCCAAAACACCATTATCCCAAATTTCTAAATTTTGAATAATTATATTACTATATGTTTCAGTCAACCCCAATGTAGCAAAAACAGTTATATCACTATTTACCGTTATTTTACTATTATTACCTTCTACAGTCGTGTAAGGCTTTAGTAAAATAGCCTCTGTAATTATATACTCGTTTGAATATATAAATTCTAATATTCCACCGTTAATAAGGCTATCAGCTTTTGCTTGAATTTCTGCCGTCGTCATATCTTTATTAACATATGCTTTCTGTGACGAGATGTGCGCCAATTCCGAACTTAAATTATCAATTTCTACTTGTTTTTGAGGCTTTGCCATTATTACACCTCCTTATTTCATGTTCTTATAAACAGTAAAATAGAACTTATCTCCAGAATCACAAGTCCAATCTGTCAATAAGATTTCATAATTATTTGTTTTTAATTCGTAATTCTCCAAGGTTAAAGGAAGACCTTCCCATATAATTGATATCTTATCTTTTAATGGATTGATTGTCATTCCTATTGGAATTGTATTTGTTGCTGAACTAGCCGTATATGTAAATTCTAATGTTTGTGGTTTGTTACTTAGATTATTGAAGTTTAGGTAGTAAGTATCTTCACGTGAAGCAAGTTTTTGACTATTTGTTGCTATTCCAACTTTATTATTATTATAACCCACTTTTATTCACCTCGCTTACTAATTACATGTAACATGGATAGTATCTGTAAAGCCACTGTTTGTAACAATTATATTCGTTTCTCCACTTCCTACATAAGACACTAAACCTTGATTAGACACAGAACAAATATCTTCATCATCGGAAGAGTAGTATGTATTTACAGGATTAATTATATTACTATAAACGCCTTCTCTTAAACCAGTTACAGTTATCAAGCTGGTCTCTCCATTATCTAGAGTAATTTGAGCAGGTCTTGCTGTTATACCTATAAAGTTAGAAGGATTATCTTTTGATTGATTCTGATTGATTTTTGCTGGTAAATATGAGCCTAAATAATTAAACTCAATATCTGCTTCTACAATTTCAAAAGTTCTTATAGAATGCTCACTTCCAAAATCAAAACCACCGCTTGGAATGAATATTTCGTCACTGTTATTTATTTTTACATGACAATCTTCATTGTTACTAAAACTCAATGTGTTTGTAACAAAAGTTCCTTCGTAATTTAATGGTTTATTTATTTGAATTATTTCTTGATTTGCCGTTGAAGTTTGAGTTGAATTAGAACCAAAATATAATTGAGCCATTAAAAACACCTCTTTCCTTTTAATGTTTTATATTATTAGAGAGATTAAGCAAGTCTCTAGTATTTTCTAATTTAAAGCATTATTTATATGATAATGATTATTTTTATACATTAATTCAACAAAAACACTATAAAGTTGTATTTTATCTATTGAGTTCGTTAATTAATATTTGCTCAATATTTTTAAACTCTATATATGAAATTCGAAGTAAACGTATATTATTTTTTTCACAATATTCATTTTTAATATCATCTCTAATCTTGTTTAACTTGTAGTTCTTTTCTGCAATGTCGTGACTAACACCACCAAATCTAACAGGTTTGTAGTGTTGTTCTCCATCTAGTTCCAATAAAATTATTAATTTTTCATTGTTATCAAAAATTGCAAAATCAAAAGGCAATGAAAATATATTTTTACAATTATCAAATTTGAATTGTTTTTTATAAATAATTTTATTTTTATTCAAAATCTTTTCTGTTTCTTTTTCTGATTTTGAACTTTTGCATTTAGGGCACCTTGTTTGATTATGTTTACTATTAAAGTTAGATGGTGTTACATAATATTCATTTCCACATACATTATGTTTTATTAATATTGGAGTTTTACTAGTAACATATTGCCCTAGTATTGTATATTCATTCGCAACCAAATTATATATCTCTTCTACAAATTTACTATGAATTTTTGCTTTATCTTTATTTTTTAATAAATTACCGCAATTATTACATTGTCTTTTATTTCGATTGTTGAATTTTGCAAAAGTTGTTTTAAAAACACTTCCACAATTACATTTTATTTTTAGCATTTGTACATTATTTATATAATCTTCGCTTAATAATATACAATTACTACCACTTTCAATTTCTATAAAATTTTTAACTGTTTGATAATTTAGATAATTATTTCCAAAACAAACACCACATCTTTTACCTTTTTTAAAATTATTAAAACTTATCCATATGTTATGATTTTTAGGACAAATTAGATTTAATTTATCAGCACTTTTTTTATATTCAACAGATATCAATTTATAATTTTCCTTTTCAATATAATCCTTCACATATTCATAATCCAATCTTTTAGACATTTTTATTTTTCTCCTTCCGACATTAAGGATTAGGGATTAAAAATGGAAAAGAGCCATGTTTCGGCATAGCTCTTTTATTACTATAAATAAATTTGTAATTCTATTTATATACTTTTGTTTATATTTTATTAAGAAGCGGTTATTTGAACATAATCCTTTAACCCACTAGTGTGTGTGATTGTTATGGTAGTTGTTCCTGAAGCAGCCCTTGTAACTAGTCCACTAGAATTTACTGTTGCTGTAGCTGTTGTAGAAGATACATAAGTACATGCAGACGCATCAAATAATACATTTGCATAACTTCCACCGCGAATACCATAAGTAGTTATTTGTACAGTTGAATTAGACGAACTTAAAGCAGCATTTGTTGGTATAGAAGCTATTGCTGAATAAGTTATAGTTTGATTAACTGGAACTATATTTAAACTACCATAAGAATCTGTTATATCATCAGCTAATGCCTTACCTTCTATTGGAGAAGTAGTATTTCCTTCTGCTGTAAAGTTCAAAGAAAAACTACCAGTTGGTTTCCAATTTGGAATTATAATTTGAATTTCTGCTGACTGTCCAGTTTTATTAAATCTTTTGCCTATTAATGTTAGTTCATAAGTCTTGGAAAATTTACTAGCATTAAAATCAATAGAATCAACATTTGTATTATATTTATAAACCACTTCAACTTTTTGACTTGCAAATTGCAAATATGTAAAATTTGAACCTGATGGTGTAACAGATACAATTCCTGTTGAACCTTTTATAAATACTTTACCTACTGGAGTAGAACTTGCAACTCCATTACCACTTGCATCAAGAGTTATAATATCTCTTTTGTAAACATCTTTAGCAACATTTTCAATAAGAACCCCACTGTTTATTGCAAGATACCCTTCGTCAAATCTAGCATCATTAAGAGTAAAATTCAATCTTTTTGTATGATTGTGGTCAAACAAAAGTTTATTTTCAAAACCACCAGCTATTTCTTGTGATGCAACTTCTTGGGACATAGTTGATTCCATCTCTGTTTTTGCATATATCATAATTTGGTCAGCTTCTCTGTCTCTAACTATAGCATCACATACCGAAATTAAAAACTCATTCATGTGTATATTCCTCCTTATTTTTATTTATTTTTTATTATTCAAGTGCAGATTTAATTTGATTAATTGTTGAATCCGCATCTTTAACAACCAAACCTTCAAATTTTTGTTTAGGTTCTACGTGAGAAAGCCAATGATTAACGCTATCTTTAAATTTAACCATTCCTGATATTTCTGCGGCTTTATGTACTTCATAATCTGTTTTCATACACATTCTTTGTAGTCCTTTATTAAATTTTCTAATAGTTAAATTATATATTTTTTCATAATCATATCCATTAAAAGAATGATAAGAAATTATTCTTTCTTCTAAATTGGCTGGTTTATCTTCGTGTTTTTCTTTATATTTTTGCGCTTCTTTCAAAGCTTTTTCAAACTCAAAATCAATTATATTTTCCTCATGCTCTATTCCATTTTGTTTTAATATAATATCCTTTATATTGTCAAAATCATTTGAATTTAAAACTATATCATTTATTTTAAAAAATATTTTCTTATTTTTATCGTAATAGAAATCAAGACTTTTGCATTTAAATACTAAAAACATTAAATATTCTAACCATTGCAAAAATATCTTATTTTCAACACTTCTTGTTTGTAATTCAAACAAATAATCTAAATATGACATTTTTAAAATTCTAATATCTGGTTCTCTATTTTTTTCAAGTAATAAACAATTAATACAACTGTGAAAACCCAAATAGCTTCTAACTGTAACTGGATAAATCATCAATATTTCTTTTTCTAATTCTTTAAGTTCAATTAATATTTCTTCAATTCTTTCATTTACTTCGGAATACCCTAATATCTGTTCTAGTCTATGAAATTCATCTAATAATTCATCTTTTTTTATTCTTATATTCTCTGGCAAATATTTAAAAGGTTCATCATATATAAATCTTTCATCATCTATACTTATCACAAATTGTCACCTACTCAACTCTTGTTGAACCGAACATAACGTAACCTCTATGCCAATCAGAAAACTCCCTATATGTAATTGGATTTTTTGCAAAGCTTAATAAGCCTATACCTTTAATATCCACTCCATTTAATGAATTTAATATTTCAGTTATTATTTCATATGGTCTAACCTTACCTTCGTTTAAATTCCACAGCCTATCAAAACATACTATTTGAAAACAAAATCTCGCTTTTGATAGTACATTGTTTTCTGGAATAAAATCAAGTATAAAAAACCTTAGTTCCACTCTTTGATCTTCTTGAGTTTGCTTAGGACTTGGAGAAAAGAAAATTCTTGTTTTTATATCCTTGTCGTAAATAATAGGTTGTTTTGCTATTTCAAACATTATATTTTCATCTGTCATATATATAGGAGGTCTGTCTAAGGCATCCACAGAACCATAAAAAAGCAACTTCATAAGTCTTTCATTTTCACACAACTTATCAGATATGTTTCTATTTATATTATTTGCTTGGTCTGCATTAAAATAATAATTATCAAACATCCAAATACCTCCTAGTTAGCAGTAGATAAAATAATCGTTTTATCATCTTTTATTGTTATATCACTATTTAATTTTGCCGTTAATATAAATGTTCCTTCATAAGCCAATCCCTTAATTTTAATAGTTTTATCATCTTGATAAGTTATTTGTATTTTACTATTGTCACTAACACTCCATGTAACACTTTGACTATTATCAGTTATCAATTCTCCATTGTTATATATATTGGCTGTATAAGTTTTTGGAGTAACTGTTTTTGGTATAGAGTCAGAGCCTATTATTTTTACGCTGTAATTGTCGGATATAGGTAAAGAAACAACTTCAATATTAATAGTAGATTTTATATTTGGATTATCTTCTAGACTTACTGTAATTGTTGAATTACCTAAAGTATTTCCTGTTATTAATCCGTTATTATCAATGCTTACATTTGTATTATTGGAGCTGTATACTACAGGTAAGTTACTAACTTCTCCGTCAACCTTAATTTCATGATTTAATTGTACTGTTAGTCCTTGTGTTACCTTTAATGGAAGTTCATTTAATATGTTTATATTTATAGTAGGTTTACCATAATAGTTGGCTATACCAAGGGTTAAATTATCGTATTCATCACTAATTTTATCTTCAACAAGATAAATATTAAGTAAACCTTCTTCAAAATCATTAGTTTTAGTTATACGATAAACCTTCCTTTGATTTATATTATTTCCTAAAATAAATCTATCCCCAGTTTTAAGTTTTATAGTATTCTTATCATTTGGCATTGTCATTATAGCATCGGTATCTCCTTGAACAAGATATTTGTTTATTTTTTCACCTGAAGTATATAATGTTTTATCCTCCAATATACAGCATCTTTCAATTATATTATTGAATTCGTCAATCCATTTAGGAGTAAAATTACATTCTTTAATATAACCTTGTTCATAGTTTTCTCTCATTGGGTCTTTCGCTATTACTATATGTTTTATATAAACATCTGCATCTGTATAATTCTTTATTTCAACATAATCACCAGTTTTCATATCGTTAGGATATGTTTTTATTGTTCTTTGACCATTTTCTAGCTTTGCCAGAGTGAAATTAGAATTATAATCAATTAAAGCTCTTTTTTCTATCCCATTAATTTTTACTACATCAGCTCTATCTGTACTTATCAATATATCAAAACCAGTTATCACATTAGCCATGTTTTTGTTATAGTTGTCTGAAATTTGAGATAGTTTGTATTCTTTTTCAGTATTAAAATTATAACTCCCTGCAAGTTTCCTATAATAATTTATATCTTTTATCATTTTAATCAATCCCCAACAACGCTTTTAAATTTTCCAGTGATTCTATCTCTCATTGAATAATTGCTTATTTTATTTTCTATATTATTCTTGTTTTCTTTTAGCAATAATTCGAATGATTTTCTTTCTTCCGCAGGAGAGAATATATTCACTTCTTTAGTTGTAAAATTGTTAAATAAAACTTTTAATCTAACCTCATCTTGTTCTATATATTTATATCTCATAATCTCAGAAATTAAATCCTTTTCTAAGTTAACCACTTCAAAATTAAAAACCTGTAAATTATCATCTTTATCATAAAAATCAACATCTGGAATACAACTATTCATTAATTCAGATATTGCTTCATTCAAAAGAATTATACATTTTTCATTCACAAATTCTTCAGCTTCTTCGTCTGATATATTTTTATATAGAAAAAAATCTGGGTCTTTTAATAACTTCCTTTTAAATCTTTCAAAAATATCTGAATATAGAGTCAACATCTTAAAAGACCACCTCCAAATTTATTGATTTTCTACTTCTACTTTTTTTCTTCCTGGTTTTGCCTTTTCTTCTACTTTTTCTTCTGGTTTATTCTTTAAAGTTTCATTTTCTAATTTTAGAGCTTGAACCATTTTAAGTAAATCATTTAATGCGTCTTGTGACTTTTTCTCATTTTCTTCTTTTTCTCTTTGTATTAAATCTACCTTTTTATTTAATTCGTTAAATGCACCAAGCAAAGATTCTTTTTCTTGACTTTCTTTTTCTTCATTTACCAATTTATTTAAATATGAATTTTCATTTTTTCTTCCACCGTATCTCAATTCATCATATTTTTCATTAACAACAGAGATAACTTGATTAGGCACAGTTTCTCCTCCAATAGACATATTTATAATTACAGATTTCATTCTAGTTAATAATCCTAATGATTTTATTTTGTCAATTCTTTTTAAATTATCTGTTGATTTGTCCAATAGTAATTGTCTCATTTCTCTATTTGTCATTATATTTTCTTTGTCTACAATATTTAATTTTTCATAAACTTCTTCTTCTTCGTCTTTATGAAATCTTAATCTTCCTGTTTTAAATATATCTGATTTTGTATTTTCTTGCTCAATATCAGAGAAAAATATATATTCCATAACAGGTTCTTCTCCATTAGAAGCTTCAATAAAAACTCCTCGTTTATTCATATCCGATGGAAATCCACAAGGATTCTGCTCATAATTATAAACTCTTATTTTTCCATTTACTAATTGCATATTAATATCCTCCTAATTTTAAAAATAAATCATATTAGGGCAGATTTCTCCACCCTAATACTAAAGCTTATTAGTCTAAAGTAATTCTAGCCATTTTTTGCAGATAGTAAATTACATATGTAACATCAAAACCAGTGAATTTAAGTCTTATCTTTTCAGCATCATGGTCTGGAGTTTCATAATATCTTAATTCACCCTTCATGTCCATATCACCTATTTTACCTGCTATACCGAATATTCTCTTTTCAGGAATTAAGAATTTTCCATTTGCAGTCTTTCTAGCTGTTGGAACGTCTTCAACTCTAACTCCTGAGTATAAACCAACTTTTCCTAATCTATTAAATTCATTTTTCATTTCTTCAGATAAGAAGCTTTCAAATCCATCCATTCTTCTGATAGGATTAGTTATTTTGCTTAAACCTATCATGAAAGGATTTCCTTCAGCCATATCATTAAGATAAGTGGTAAAAGTGTCCATATTAGCTAAAGTTAGAGCAGAACCACTATCTATATCCTGGTCTCCTGTCAAAGCGCCTAACGCATTATCAACGCCTTGGAATATTCTGTAAAACTTTTCATTGTTCAAAGCTTCTTCTGCTAATTGAGTCATTCTAGCTATTGATTTAAAACCATTCCTTCTCAAGTCAGAATAATCTATTTCTGTTTCTGCCTGTAAAGCAAAACTAACAGGAGTAAACACGCCTGGGTCAACAAAAGACTTTTGAACATTACCGCCTCTTACAGCATCAAATACTTTTATAGTGTTCTTTGGTAAGCCAGTATAAGCTTTTTCGTCAAACTCTCCAATACTACCAATATTAAACATATCGCTTAATATTGACTCATTTGGATTGTATACTTCTGGCTCAATTACTTGTTTAATATATTCAGCAATTACTGTGTTATTGTCAGAATTTTTACCTGTCTTACCAAGTTCTCTAGCAAAAGCATCCATTACCTCGGTGATTTCTTTATCCTCTGAACTTAATTCAAACTTATTATTTACTTTTGTAGCCCACTTATAAAGGCTTTGTTCTTTTATTATGCTTGCAACCTCTGTATTAAATAATTTTGACATAAATATTACCTCCTAATTTTATTTATTTTTTATTATGCTATTGTCTTTGGTTCTACAACTTCAAAAGCGTAAAGAGTTTGATCTCCATCTTTGTATTCTCCAACATATCTTAAAGTTGCTACATTTCCAGTGGTAGCTTTTACAAGCTTTCCAACGTTTCCACTTGAACCAGCAATAGCATAGTCTCCAGCAGCCAAACCAGTTGTAACTACTTGGTCTAATGCCCAAGTTTCACCCAATTGTGGTTTGATTAAAACGGCATTAGTTCCTGCTTTCACAATATCTGCTTGGTCTGTATAAGCGGATATTTCCATGTCAGATTGATAACCAGATGGAACAAAGTTATAATCTACAAAGAAAATTTCTACTCCAGTAGCAGAAGCCTTGTTTGCAACTTTGTTAGTATAGTCCTTAACAACAATTGCTCCCCTTTTCACATCTGTACTTCCTATTTTAAAGATCTCAGTAGTGTGTTTAGCACCTATTAAATTTCTTAACATAAATATGACCTCCTAATTTTATTTATTTTTATATTAATATAAAACATAATGTTTTATATTTTTATTAAATTACTACTTCCTTTTTAATAAACTTTTGATAATGTCTGTTGCAGAAAGTGTTCCTTCTTCTGTGTTGTTTAAGTTGGCAGACGCAGAATCAGAATTGTTTGCGTTTGATGTTTCAACTTTTTCTTCTGTTTTTGCTTCTGAATCATATTTCTCAGCTATTTTCTCTGCACGAATTACTTTTATAGTTTTTTCATCTAACTCTTCAATAGCTTTCTTTAATTCCTCAGATTGTTCAATTAATTCAAGGGTTATAAATCCACCTTTCATAGCAAAAGACTTTAATTCTTCTCTTTTTTCTGCAAGTTCTTTTTCTTTTGCTTCGGACTCTAGTCTTTCTTTTTCCTCTTTTAAAGGCAATAGTTCTGATATTACCGAATCTTTTTCTGAAATAACGTTATCTTTGGTTGAAATTTCTTCGCCAAGTTTATTAATTGTTTCAATTTTTGTAGATATTTCTGTTTCTTTTTCAGATAATTGAGACTGAATTGTTTCAACATTCTTTTCAAGTTCGGCTATTTTAGTATCTTTTTCAGTTAATTGATTATCAATTGTTGTCTTTAATTCAAATACCATTTTAACTTCTTCTTGCGCAGTTATACTAATTGTTTCATCACTGTTTACTACATAAGTAAATTGAACGAAATCTTGATCTGACTCTCTATCCCATTCATATCCTATAGCTCTAAACTCCATTGGAAATATAAATGGAATTTGATACCACTTTCTTGAGTCAATGCTATTTATAGCCTTTCTTACTTTTTCATATAAGTCATTCATAGAAACACTTGCAAGTCCCTGTGCTGCTTTACTCATATCTGCAATACCTCCTTGATTATTATTTATTTTATTATCTTCAGATGAAGTAATAATTTGATTATTTGATTGCTCATTTATTACATCTTCAGTGAAAGCTTCTATTAATTCCTTTTCCCCTTCACTTAGTTCTGAAACTTCTAAAGCTCCTGCAATTGGATAGGCTGGATTAATATTTGAACCCAAAACACAATTCCCTAACCATAATATTTGCTTTAACCATTTTGTATTATTTTCAATATAACTTTCTCCATAAGATATTTCCCAACTACTATGTAAATTTTGTTCATCATAAAGTCGTTTCAATACTTTTATTGAGTTTTCATATCTTGTCCAAAATAAGCAATCTGCAACAATACATTTTTTATTCTCCCCATTTAAGTCTAAGTCCTCAACATAGCTTTTTTCATGTACCCCTATTGGATATGTATCAAAAACATATTTAGCTTCCATTTTTTTAGTATCATCATTTTTCTCATATACCTTTTTTAAGTTATGTCCCGAAAAATCTAACTCTCCATCGGAATTCTTTATAATCTTTGCTACTATTGGTTGGTTTTTTAAACCTGATTTCTCAGTATCTGTTAAATCTTCATCTTTTAATCCAACACCATTTAAGTTGCTTTCATCTAATGGGCATATTAAAAATTTAGCTTTCAGTGTTAATCCATCATCACTTTCACTCAATGATAAAATTTGATTATTCATAATTATTTTTTCCATTATTTATTTTTCACCACCTTTCGCCTAAATGATTTATGCTAACTCTATTTTACTTACAAGCAAAGCATTTTTTATTTCATTTTCGGAAACATTTAAATCTGTTTTTTCAACTATTGATTCATCTTCTGTAATTTCTATTTCAATTACCTCATCACAATGTGGACATTTTATTTCTTTTTTCAAAACATCACTTCCTTTAGTTATGAAAAATTAACTGGTTCTCAAGTTATCTTTGTTATATTCTTTGTCATAACTTTGTCTATCTTTATCTTTTGAGTCTGGCGGACGACCATTATTATCTCCATTTATAGCATCAGAATTTGCCGTGTATCCAGTAAGTCTAGGCTTGAAAACAATATCTGTTTGTTCTTCATTTTCATTTTTTCTAAACTCTTCTTCCTGTGCAAAATCTCTATCTAAAATACCATATATAGTTTTATAACTTGCTCCATATTTGTTAAATAAAGCATCACATAATTGCAATTTTAATTCCATACTCATTAATTCAGAATCAACTATCTTTATACTGGGAACATATTCACTAGGGATTCCGTTTTTATCAAGAATAAATTTGTACCATTTTTTTAATATTTTTTCTAATTGAGAAGTTATTCGATTAATTGTCTTCATCAACTGACCAATTGAAATTTCAGCAACTCCACTTTTATCTGTTGAGGTTATAAAACTTATTCCTAGTGCTGTAGCTATTTCATTTCTATATGAAATCATTTTAGGGTTTGTATCTTGTGTATTTTTTGTTTCTAAATATTCAACAGACGAAACCCATGGCATACCTGTATATAGACAAACTCCATCTCTTGAAACTGCTTTTGCCAATTCTAAATGAGAATATTGAACTTCTGTATAGGGTTTACTCTTTCCATCTTCTCCTAATATTTTAGTATCAGTTTTTTGAAAGATTATTATTTTACCTTTTGTTTTTGTATTATTTTGATCTGATAATTTAAAACTTTCTAATATCAATGAATCTTTAAGACATTTAAAAATACTTGAAACTCCATATTTTCTATTTAAATTATTAACTCTAATAACACCTGTGTTTGTTATATCAAGCTTTGCATATTGCTCTTTCTTTTTATAAGCTGTAAAAACTTCTGGAGGATAATTCTTTTTAATTTCTTCATCTATATCTTTGAAAAATAAATATGTTCCATCTTTATTTTTTTTATTTATTTTCCTTAGTCTGGAAGCTAATTCTCTTACGTTTATTAATATATAAGGCTCTCCAGATATTTCATAATCTGATAACTCACAAACTCCTAATGGGTAGTAATCAATTTTATAATCTTCATTTTCTGAACGTAAACACATGAAGTAATTACCCTCTAAGTAAGTCATAGGCACTGATTTAGAAATTAAATCTTCTAAATTAATTTTTTCATTAAAATCTTTAATTATTTGTTCTGCTTTTTCTCTTATCTTATTTTTATTTCTATTATTACTGTAATTTTTAAATAGTAATTCTACATTAGTGTTTAAATTTGATTCAATGCACTCATAAACTTTTCCAATTAAACCATTTTTATTTACTTCTTTTCTAATATATCCATTTATTTTAATTACTTTAAAAATATTGGTTTGCGGATTATCTGCCAAATCATCTAATTCTGAATCTGATAAATTTGAATTACCTATTGAACAATCGTTTAAATAAGCAGAATATGTATGTTCTTTAGATTCTAAGTCATACATTGCTTTTTCAAACTTTTCTTGATTTATTTTTTCGCTTGATGTTATTAAAATTAAATCCTCATTTAGTTCTGATACAATGGTATCTTTATCGTTTTTACTTGGCATTCTGATATCACCGCCTTTCTTTTTATTAATTATTTATTGCTTTATTAAAAATTAATGGAAGAAACCATTGAAGGAACATTATTCCAGTTAAAATCTTCTTTTTTATTAATTACATTGTCTCTTCTAACCTGCTGTAAATACCATCCCAAAAGAGCAAGACAATACGCTCTATCGTCATGTAGTTCACCAACTTTTTCTTGAGATAAATCATATCTATAGTTATTATTTGTACCTTTGTATCTGTAAATATTAACCAGTTCTTCTTTTGCTATATCTATATTTTTTAAAGCTAATTCTTCATCGAAATCTAATTTTGTTTTTTTATATACAACTTCTTTTTCTTCAACTTTTATAATCTTACCAGTTTCATCTTCATATTCTGACTCAACCATTTTTCCGGTTTCTTTTGGTAAATTTACAGAACCTTTAAAATCGTATTCTGCCGTAAAAGAAATTAAATCCAAATTAACCATTTCTACAAGAGCATCAAACATTTCTTTCTTATATTTTTGAGGAGACATTAATTTTAATTTATCAATTGCATTTGGGAATTTTGACACATGCTCACTACATTCTATTTTGTCAATAATTCCTTTATGTGAGTTTCCTTTTGAATCCATCCAATCTTCCATTAAATAATCCGCAATTGTTGTACCATGACCTCCAGCTCCAGCGTCTATCAATAAACATTCTATATTTTCATAATCTGCCTTTTCTAAACCGTTATAATCTAAAATCATTTGTTTTAAGATTTCTATTTGTTCTGGTGTTCTCATTGGCGTTTTTTTCTTTTTACCTATATCTACAAAACTAATACCATTGCAAATATTTAATTTTTCACCAACAACATCATCTTTTACAATTTCTCCAACCAAACAAACAGAATTATCATATTGATGGGCTGGGTCATAAGCAATTACAAATCTTCTTTTTTCTTTTGAATCATTTCTTAAAATTGGTAATCTAACAAAAGAGTTTTTAATAACTGTCGCCCTTTTAAAAACTTGATTATCTCCACCGTCTATGCTAAATTTATTAAAATACTCTCTAAGAGCTTTTTCTTTATTTTTTCTCATGTCTGAATCTATATCATCTTTATTTATTAATGAAGCAGGATATATTTTACCGTTAACTGTAGCTGATAAAATAAGCTCACAATTAATATCTGCTACAAAGTAATTTTTGTCACCTAAAAGCATATTTTTAGCATAGTCTTTATATAGGGTATAAAAATAGCTATCTGTACTAGAAGCAGAAGATATGAATAGTCTTTGATTTGGTATTTGTTTTGGAAATGTAGACATATCTATTCCGCCACCCAAACGAAAAGTTGAGTTTTGCAGTAAAAATGGTGTTGTAGAAACTACATATTCTTCTTCTGTCCATCCGCTTTCATCATACACATTCAAGTTTGATCTTTTACCTCTATTGTTGTTAATTTCTCCGCTTAAACTCGTAACAGAGCTTCCATTGTAAAGTTTATAATTAAATCCAGATTGTGCATGTGTAAATCCATCAGTATTTGCTGCCGAAGTAACAAGTTCTCCCTTAAAAAAATCAGTCAATCCTGTAAAACTAGAAAGTTCTTTTTTTGCTATTTTTTCTATCTTTAAAAATGTATCTTGGCTTTGTGCAGATACGTTTGAAAGAATATATGTAGAATGACCAGATATTAAAATTCCTTTTGACATTATAAATGGCGCAGAAAGTGTCGAATTGTGAGTTACAGTATTTTTTTCTCCACATAAATATAAATGCATTGGATTATCAACACCAATGCATTTTGTGGGTACACTGTTAATTTTTTTAATAGAAATTATACTTTTGTTTAACATTCTTTTATTAAGTTTATCTTTTAATCTATTATGTTTTCTATCCAATTTAAAACAACTATTGATTTTATCGGTATAAAAAATCACTCTATAACTTTCACACTTTTTGTTATTACAAATCATATATCTCTTGCTAATAGAATGTTTTATTCCTAATCCAGATAATAGTTGTGAAAACTGCAATATAAAATTATAATCTTTTTGAGTAAATTCACATTTGTTATTATTTATACCAAAACAACTTCCATCTGTATCCATCAAGCCTTGTAAAAGCTCAAATCTTTGTTCTACACTGGCAAACAAATATTCATTTGGTATATGTTTGTTTTTTATTAAATTCATTTTTATTAAATTTGTTTTAAATTCGTTTTTTCTACCTTTTCCGACATAGCCTATATTTATTGAATTTACTCTATTGTTATATTTTAATACTTTTGTTTGATATCCACAATTGGCAATATTCTTTACCATATTTTCAGTATCTTCTACACTTGAAGTTATTCTGGTGTCTCTTGAATTTCCGTCGCCTAACCATACTCCTAAAATATAAGGATGAATTGACAACTCTTTTTCATTGTATTTTAATGGCTTATTCATCGGAACTCTATATTTATATTCTTTTCCTTTTCCGTCCTTTCTTTCATGAACAAAATTTTTAATCATATCTTTTGTTTTAGTAATTTTATATTCATTACCTTGGTCTTTTATTTTTACATACCATAAGTGATTTTCATCAGCTACAATCTTTTCTCCATCTTCAAATTCTACTTCATAACAATTATGGTTATAAAATATTTCAGAGGTGAATATTATTTTTGTTGGTTGTCCATTCTCATCTAATACATAATCTCCAATATTTAAATTTCCCATGGTTTTGAATCCATCAGGAGTAGGTATTTTAGTATCTAAAGATAGTGCTTTTCCCCCATTCCTTGTAATACACCATAAATTATAAGGCTTTAACCATGAGTTCATGAAAGCATATTTTTGAACGTCTAAAAATTCTATGCCAAAAAACCTTTCGCAAAATTTAATAGGAGTACTACGTCCCCATTGGACAATTTTTGCTAATTTTAAATATGATTCTAATTTTCTTTGAGAAATTTGCGCTTGAGTATTTTTCACCATAAAATCCATAATGTATTATCACCTTCTTCCATCTAAACACTAACTTTCAGAATTCTCTTTTTCAATATCTTCATAATATTTGATTTTTATTTTTAACAATCTATTTTCTTCTTCTAGTGCTATTATTTTTTCATCCATTTTTTTTATAATTTCTTTTTGTTGTGTTATCATTGTTGTATAATCATTTTCATCTAAAACAAGCTGGTCTAAAATGCTTTTGTTACTTATATCCGCTATTTGTTTCATTGCTTCGCATGTTTCTAAATTAAATAAATTTATCCTAGCTTCATCTAAACCTATTTCGTCTAGTTTTCTTATTATTCCATTTAGCGTGTTTCCACCTTTACTTTTATTGTTATTATGGTTTACAGATATTCCATTATCTTTTGCTAATGCTAAAGCCGATGTAAGCATATTTTTTTTTGTATCCATTAAAGATTTTATTAATGTTGAATTATCTGCTATACTTTTATAATCTTTCATTATTGAGTTTATTGTTAAATTAATTCTTTCTGATTGATTAAATAACTTTACTATTTCAATAACTGTTAAACATTTAAAATTATCAGCTTGAGTTTCTTCATCTAGAAAATCTATTAATGAATTAAATAATAATCTTCTATCATCCATGCTATCCGTAATAAAAGGGTCATATCCTAAAATTCGAATAACGTCTTCTTCGTTTTTTTTATCATCATCTGTTATCAATATTTCTTTTTTATATGTATTTTGATTTTCTGTGACATGTGTTATTTCTTTTTCTTCCTTATCACTATCGGCATAAGTCATCTTGGCATACATATTAAAAGATACATTTTTGAGCAGGCTGCCTATATCAAAGCTACCCTTAGATAATATTTTCATATATTCAGATTTTATAAATGGTTTATCTAATGTCTGAAGAACTTGATGTATTCCATTAAGATTTATAGTATTATCCTTGTTGTAACAAAGGCTCCTTAGACATTGTTTACAGATGTAGCAAAATCCATCTGTTTTTTCATATTCCAGCTTGCTTGATTTATAAAAATTCGAACCATTTAGCATAAGCTCTCTAGAACAACTTGGACATTTAATTTGTCTCTTTTCTGAGTTAGTTTTATTTTTCATGTATATCACCTTTTAATAATATTTGATTGATTTTATCATCTATAAGTTTTTTCCAAATTTCTTGTTTGTCATCTAAATCAAAAGGTATTTCTAAATATTCATACCCCTTTGATTTAGCATAAATACGTTTATATCTATCATATAATTTACGTTTGTATAATTCGTATTCAGGTGTTGTCTTATTTCTTTTTGCATGATGTTTGTGAAATCCAGTAATAGAATAATGTTGAATGCCCATTACTTCAATTATTAATTTTAACTCTTTCACTTCGTTATCAAACGGCAATGTATTATTTGTGTTTTTAATTTTTGGTGATTTTGGAACTATAGTGCATTTATTTTCATGTAAAATTGTATATTTCCCATCGTTTAAATTTTCCAAATATAATCTAACTTTTTCTTGTAAGTATGATTCATTTCTTTCTAAAGTACACTTAGGGCAATGAAAATCTAATCTATTGGATGAATTGATACTTCTTTTATAATCTTCATGCTTTCCACCAGGACACTTCCACCATATTTCAAACATGCTCCAAGGTTTATATTTATATGATGATTTTTTATTTTTACTTGACCATAATTCTAATGCTTTTGGAAATAAATAACCTAACGAATCTCGATAATGAACCTTTCCATTTCTTATTGAACAATACGGACATTCACTCCCTGTCGATACAGCATTTGGAGTGGTTTCATAACTTTCATGATAGTACTTTTCGTTACACTTAATCCATATTCTTTTATTATTACTTCCCCTTGCTAACTTCCATGGGTTAATCCCAATATTCTTTTCATAATCCCAATATAATTCCAAAGCATTTTTGCCATAACTATTTAAAAGATATTGTGCGATACTATTACATTTTAAACAAATTGAACTCCCTTTATATGTAGTAATTTTAGATATTTCTTTTAATTCACTTTCATGTAATCCACAAGGACATTTAAAATAATATTTTTTACCTGTTCCGTATGTAATTTCACTAGGCTTACAATCATTTAATTCATAGTCCCATCTGTCTAATACATCTTGTCTATCATTTTTTATACACCATTGCTCAAATGATTCACCATTAGCCAATCTTGTTTTTTGTGTATTTTTACTACCATATAATATATGAGCACAACTATTACAATAATATTTATTCTTATGTAGACATTTTAAATAAACATTCCAAGCCATTAATTTTGGTTGTGGATTCTTACAATTTTCACAATCGCATTTAACTAAAACCTTTATTCCACTTCCATCCTTTAAATCTTTTATATTTACATTAATCTTTGAACTATAAGATACTGTTTTTCTTCCCTTTTTATCAATGTTTCTAACTATATCATATCCCAATTCTTCAAAATATTTTATATTACTAGAACATAACTTTACTTCAACCGTTTCACTTACTAACATTCTTCATCTCTCCTTTATTATTTAATAGAAAAAGAGCTAGACGTTCCATCTAACTCTCACTCTATGGTTGGTAATTATCCAACAAATAGAGAAGAAGATAAAAAGCAGCAGGAACATACCTTACTATACATAACTTTTCATTTAGTACTTGCAGAATTAAATCCACATAATCATTCACTATAAGTAATGAATATTTATCTAAATTTAATTTCTAAAAAATAATTTTAATTTCCCTCAATTTTCCTATTTACATTTGTAAATAAACATGTTATATTATAAATGTAAAAGTATGCTCAAAATTTACAATAAAATTTTGATTTTAAATAGTTTTATGAATTATGTTAAAAGGAGCAAGATTTTTAGTCTAACTCCTTTTGTGTTTTATTAATATTTATATGTAATTTATTTTTATTACATGCTTATTACTTCTTTAACTTTGTGATAATTTTTAAATTTTTCTATAAGATTTGAAACAAATTGTTCTTGATTGGCAATTTTCATTAACTCTTCATTGGTAAAGTGTTCATCTCTTAATTTTTCTGTTTTATATTCTTTTTTCATTTGACTAGCTGTTTTCCCAACAGTCGGCATATAAATTAGTTGGTCTGTAATAGTAGCATATAGGAATTTATTTTTAGGATGTAAGGATTCATCTATAACTTTAGTTAAATCTTTACGAACACCAATTCCATATTTTCTTAATATTTTTCTTTCATATGCGGAGTTTAATAATTCATCTAATTCTTCAACACTATTAACATTGTCTTCGCCACTAATATACATTCCATCTTGTCTTAGTGTTTTAAGAATACTTTTTATGGGTTTTCTAAAGTGTTTTAATTTTGTTTTTGCCATTAGAACTTCATACAATCCATCTTCAGAGAATACTAGCATCTCACTACCTTTTCTTATTCCACCATGACTTGATACGGAATTTTTTTCAGTACCAAGAATAACTTGAAAACACTCATTTTCATCTAACTCTACACCTTTAATAAAATTACTAGAATCATTTGATTTAATTTCTTTACTCAAATCCTTAACATCTTTCCAGTAAAATAAGGGCGTTTCAATACTACCATAACAGGGTAAAGTAATATGTAAATCTTCTATATTTATATCACACACATAATTTGCAATTGTTAATTCTTTTTTCATAACGTAAAACACATCCTTTAAATTTAATATTTATTAAATTTTTGATATCCTAGAATCTATTAACTTGGTAATTTCAAGTATGAAATTAATTCTATATTAAATTTATAAAGGATTCTGCATTTGATAACCCTGTTGCAGTTCAGAAAATATTAAATTTTATTTATATTTATATAATAAAGTTTTGATATCTGAGACCTTTTACTCAGTAACTTATGAAAGTTAATTCAATATTCAATTTTAAATACAATTTCCGTCCACTTAAACATATCTGCATCATCACAGATTTATAAGCTTAACTTTTAGCTTAGTACATTAATCGGTTCTTCGTTAATGTAGTTTATCTATATTCAGTTGTATTGCAAATTAATAAATTCACATACAAAGAAACAGATATATTTCAATCTATTTCTTTTATCTAAATTTATTAATATTTAATTATAAAAATCACTATTCAATATATCCTAATTCTCTTAACACTTCTTTTTCTTTTCTATCTCTCTGAATCCATTTATATACAAAATCATAATCAAACCATTCATTTTTAATATTATATACATCAGAAAAATATCTATGAAAATATTGTTCAGTATCCTTACTGCCTTCTAGTAGATACAATATCTCTAATTCATCAGGATTACTTGTTTGAAGTTGCTTTAATCTTTTCATAGGATGTTTACTAAATCCTATTTTAATTCCTGTTTTAGATTTGTTACCTATGAAATAGACATATGTTTTATTATTCGGATTTTCCATAAATAGTCATTCCGTAAATGCCATTCTTATCTATTCCAATACTTATATTCGGTTGAACCACATTCCAAACTTTATGATTTCTAATTTGTCCGTCTCCATTCTGTTCCCAAACAGCAACCTGCTTAATATCTTTACCTTCTTCAGTTATGGTATATTCACTGTATTGAGTTTTCCAATCGTATTTTTTAATTAACTCTACAACTGTTTCATAGGCGTTTATTATTTTTGTATACATTGCAAAATCGCCATTATTTAATATTTTATTAGCTTTTTCTCTTAGCAAATTCTCTTCTACTTTTAAAAACTCAACTACATTTAAATTAAAATCTTTATCTTTGCTTATTAATTTTAATAATTTTTCTTCGAATTTATTTACTATTTCTTTGTATTCCTTTAAATCTGATTCATTTACGTTTATATTTCTATGAAGGTGAAATGTAAGTTCAGCACCTTTATTAACCGACCATCTATCTAGATCTATAGATTTATTATCCTTATTTAAAAAGTAATTACTTTTGTCTAACCTAACTCCAAAAGGAGCTAATTTAACCCCATAATGGTCATCAAAAACAATTAATGTATCTCCTAATTTAGGATTATAGTCTAATCCATGTACTATATGAGTAGTATTATCTTCTTTGACAGATATAATAATTTCTGTAAAGGGATTCTTATTTTTTCTAGCAGCCGCTTCAAGTATAAGATTTTTACTTTCTAAATAATTCTCAAACTCTTCCATTGTAAAATCTAAACCTAAGTTTTCTATATTCATATTGTTTCTCCTAGCGTTCAGTCGCCACACTTTTAATTTGTAAACAAATAATGTTCACACTAAGATATATTGAAGTCAAATATCTTATGTAGCCCCTACATGGTGTTAAAATCCTTCAATATATCCAATCTAAACATTATTAATATTTAATTATTAAATCCAAAAGTAAAAAGACAAATAATACTTACAAATCCTGTCACCTCATGAAATGTATCTCTTATTCATCCTTATACTTTAATAAATCTATTACATCTAATGCGAAATCTACTAATGTATTTTTAATTTCTAATTGGGTTTGTTCTAATTGCAAAACTAATGAATATTCTTCAAACAATTCCTCCAAATGCGTCAGGTCGTCACAAGTTCTAAATTCTTCTTTCATTGCCTTAAAAAATCTTTCTTTATCCATAACTCACCTATGTATTCTTTACTTTTAAGTACTTTTTTCCGTATCTCTCAATTATTGAATCTACTGGCTTCCCATATATTTCGCTTAAATCATTTTTGAAAGCTTCATATACGATTTTCGTCAATTCTATATAAATAAATTCTTTTTTCTTACGTTCTTTTACTGGCTTAAATATTTCTTTTGGTTTGCTTGTTCTTGAATTCTTACTTACTTTTCCGCTTGCCATATTTATACCTCACTTATAATATGTATTCTAAATCGCAATCAATTCCAATTATCTTGTCACATAATCCCTTTTCCTTACATTCATCAGCTAATAAATATAATTCTCTATCAATATTTTCATCATATTCTTCAGGAGTTATTTTAGAGTTATTTACAATTATATTTTTTATAGTAGAATCTAATTTGGAATAAAATTTTTGTAAATCTTTTACTTTATTATTGCTTCCACTTAAAGAAGTTGAACCATCATGAATAAGTAAGCTTGAAGATGGGAACATTATTCTCTCATGTCCTACTGAAAATAAAATACATCCCATAGAATATCCATAAGAAAAACAAACTGTTACTATGGGAGTTTTACTTAACTTCATAACATCGCAAGTGTTAAGTCCACTAAGCACATCTCCACCCGGGGAGTTTATATATATAAAAATCTTTTTTCGCTTTGCCACCGGTAAATCTTTGTCTTCTTTATTCCATTTTAATATCCATAAAACTACATCTTCAAGAATTGATGAACTTACCTCATTATTTAATACTATTTTCCTATCACTAAAATTGGTTTTTATTATTTCTTCATAAAATTTATCTATTCCACCTAAACTCAAAGCTCCTATTTCATCTAATTTTCTCATAGAATATTACCTACTCTTTCAATTATTTTTTATTATATAATATGTATTTTATTAATATTTATTTGACAATAAAACTAAACTTTTATTAGTTTAATATAAATGTTCTTGTTTCTGTATGCCCCTTATCTTGAGTAAATCCATATAGTTTAGCAGAAGATTTACTTCCAACAAATAAACTATCACTATAATTATCGCTACCAACTATACTCGGAACTACTAAAACTTCCATATTATTTGTGTTTCCTTCCGCTACAGTGGTTTCTAGTCCACTGTGGAAATGCCCCATTAAAACATAGTCATAAAAAGTTCTATGTAATACCGACAAATCTTTTAAACTTCCTTTTATATTTTTTATTCCATCACCATGTAAAGCAATAAAATTATAATCAAGAATTTTAAAAGTTATAAAATTTTTATCTGTTATGATAGGAACGTATATTCTTGGATTATCTTTTAACAAGTCGTGTATATAATTAACAATAACTCTTTCTAAATTTTCGTCCGTTTCTCCTCTTTGTTGATTAAACATACGCAACTCACAATGATTTGCCGTGCTAACATGATAATATGTAATCTCAACATATTTGGACAATTCATTTAACCATTCAGCCATGAATCTACTAAATTGAACTACAGATTCAAGTAATCCTATTCTCATAGTTTTATATGCTGAAATACGCAATAAACCTTCTAAACTATCACCTAAATTAGTTATAGTTAAATGATTTATATTTTTATCATCTATTTCTTCGATTAATTCTGCTAATAGTAAGTTAAATCTTCTTGTTAATTCTTCCACAGAATATTTATTGTTAACTGATTCAAAGAATTTATCATAATGAATATCTCCAAAACTTAAAACCCATTCCTTTCTTTTTTTATTCAACTTTAAAGGTTCGAATTCTGGAGGTTGTATTGTAGATATAATATCTCTTAAAGATTCAATTATTAATTCTTCCTGAGCCTGTTCTCTTATCATTTTATTATATTCTATTTTTGTTGCTTGAATTTTTTTACGCTCTTTTTCTAATTCAATTTTCTTTAATTCTATTTCTTGTATTAAATCGTCTCCTGTTGAAACGTCATTTTCAATTTTATTTATTATTTCTTCATCTAAAGCTTCTAACATTGGTTTTATAATATAGTAAGCTTTTCTAGAATTCTCTGAAGAGTATTCTTTGCCACAAATTAATTGACTCCATTCGTTGTAATCAATATCATATTCAAGCCTATTCTCAGTTATTCTTTTAATATAGGCAAGTCTACTCTCACCTTCTTTTTGTTTCACCTTATCATCCATATAAGATTTCTCCTTAATTTAAATTAGTTTAAATTTTGCTATTCTATTTTTTTAAAATATGTTGAGTTCCACAATAAACACACTCAATATACTTTAAATCTCCAAGTCTAACTATTTCTTCTTCACATAACTCGAACTTTTGTTTGCAGTTATCACACTTTAAATATGTTTTTCTTTTTGATTTACCATTCTCTTTAAGCAATTTATTCACTCTTTCTTAATAATTTCTTTTTTAATTTATCAATATTCAATTTAAAATAAAAAGAGAGTAAGATATACCTACTCTCACCACCCACTGTAACTACATGGGACTTATAAAATTTATTCTATTAGCAGCAAATACATATTACTATATATTATTTTAGACTATCACGAACAGAATCGAACTGTCTTACTCTCGGATGCCGAGTGTTTTACCAAACTACCGCATGATAGAACTGCCTAATCATTTTTAAATTATTTAATTGTTGCTCAACAACGTTGTTTTAAATTAGAATACTAGTGGGGTGGTAATCCCACATCTTTTAAAAGACCTTATTTTCAAAGGCATGATAGCTACCTGTTCTATCCTTAGTATCCTAATATGTATTTTTTACATTTCGGTTTACACCTAGTTGGCAATGGCTGAATACACAAACCTAAACATAATAAAATAATCACTCACCAACAAAGTAATTATTATTGACTTATTTAATTTTAGAAGACAATCACCATAATTACCGGGGACTCCTTTCTTAATTAAAATTGTCCTTCGTATAGGATAATATATATTTATAAACCAATAAGTCTCCAGACTTATCACAACTAAATTATTCTTTAATAATATTTATTTTTCTTTTCTCTGGTTTATCCAAAACTAGAATTATAAAAGTTAATCCATTTTTACTATTTACTTTTATTTCTTTAATATTATTCATTATAGTTTCTGCAATGGGTAGGTCTATTAAAGTGTTATACTTATATCCGAATACTTCACTTTCACCTCGTACCTTAATACCGTCACTATAATCTTCTACTTTTAAGTCATTTGGTTCTATCCCTAAAGTTTTAACAATGCACATATAGTTATCGTCATCTTGTTTTCTCCAAACAAACGGAGTCATGTCTTTTACTTGTGAATTAAAAATGAATCCTTTTGGTTTCCCAAAGCCTAAAAACCCATCGAATAAATCACCAAAGCTGCTACTTGTTAAAAAAATTTCTTTCATAAAAAATTCCTCCTCAAAAAATAATTTAAAATTTATATAAAATCCATAAGGATTCTATAACAAAAAAATTGTGATTAAAATATGTCTTTTATTTATATTTAATTGAAAAATTAATCTTCCAAGGGTTTCAATTCACTATCAGTTGCTATTGTAAGAGAGATTCCTTCTATTCCAAGAAAACTATCTAAAACTTCTGTTAAATTATAAACTGTTGTGGTATCTTTCTTTGTCTCTGTAATTATGTAACTATCTCCTTCTTTACTTATACATGCTCCTAAAAACTTTGTACTCATTGATTTCTTTGCCATATTATATTTACCTCGCTTTATTTATTTTTATTTATAATTCTATTGTCATATTTCTTTCTGCACTAATATAATTCATATATTTTTTCTTAATAGTTTCACCTTTAGCCTTTTCTAGTCCTTTTATATTTTCTTTTAAATATCTTGCTACTCCATTCCATGTAAACCCTTTATTAACCATATTAATAATAATATCAATATTTTCATCATATTTGTAATTAAATCTTCCATTTTCAATAGATTCATCTATATTATTAATACAATTATAAACCTTTTTCAAATACTTATTTTTATAATCTTCACCTGTAAGTTTTATATTATATTTATTTATTCTTTCTGCAATTTGTGGAGATATTTTTTCTTTTTCTGCCATAAGACATGCTTTAAGATATATTATATTAGCTTCATCTTCTGTATTATATCTTCCTATATTCAACTCTTTATCATTTAGTTTTATTCTTGCCAAGTATTTCCCAGTCTTTTTATCATAATTATAACCCAGTCCTAAATTATTTGCACCTTTTGAATTTTCTTGATTTAAAATTGTAATTTTAGGAATATATTCTAATATTCCATTATCTTTATAATTTATTAATTCTTTCAAATATAAATTTTCATAGTCCAACTTATTTAGTTGTATATGTAATCTTTTTATTTCATCATTATGATAATCAGATGTTTTATTATATCCTGTTATCAAACAACTCTTTAAATAAATTTCTTCTGCTTCTTCTTTTGTTTTATATTCTCCAAGATAAAAACATTTGTTGTTGTAATAAATATTACTTTTGTATACATCTTCTTCTTTGTGATATGACCATCCTGTACAAACTTGATTTAATCTATTTTCTTGAGCTGTTACAAACCTTAAATTGCACCTTCTATTGTCAAGTCTATTTAAATTTTTATGATCAACTATCAAATCTTTACCTTTACTTTGAAGTATCCATTGATGTATGTCATATGTTTTCTTTTTTGGGTCATGTATAGTATATAAAATCTTTACTAAGTTTTTAAGATATGTATTTTTTCTATTCATATAACCATACCATTGACCTTGTGAAACTAATTTAAAATCTTCTTTGTCAATTAAAACATCATAAAACTCTGTTAAATCTTTTCTAAACACTTTTAATAGGATGTAGTCCTCTTTTTCATAATACTCATTTGACCACTTAAGAGCTGTTTTTGTTAATAATAATTTGTTTTCCATAAATATCACTTCTCCTCTTGAACTTTTTATAATATAAATAGAATAAAATTATTCTATTTCATTTAATTTAGTTAACTTGTTTAACAATTCTTCTGTTTCTTCAAATAAAAATATAGTCTTATCATGATTTTCTTTAAAAGGTTTAATGTCTTTAACTATAAATCCTGAATTAATTAATGCTCTCGCAATTTTGGGTTTTAAAATAGACTTCAATTTCATAAAATCACCTATTTATTAATATTTTATTTTAAACTTTTATTATTTGTTTACTTTTTGGTACAATTACACTCACACTTTCACCTAAGTCGTCCTGTAGCTCTTCTTTTAATATTTCTTTCTTATAATCTTCTCCATGTACTATTAATACCTTTTTAAGATTATGTTGATTTATGGTTTTAAAAATATTTCTTAAACCATAATCATCCGCATGACCACTCATATGTAATCTATCTAATATATTAGCCCTTATTGTATATTGCTTGCCAGCTATACTTATAGTTCTATGTTCTTGCTTTACCAGTTTATTACCTGTTGTATCAATAGCTTGGTATCCAGAAAACAGTATTGAACAATTTTTCTGTGAGATATAGCAACTTAATAAAAACTGACTAAATCCTGCATGAAACATACCAGAGCTAGCAATCAAAATTTTTGGTGTTTGATTCACTGCTTTATTTTGTACACTTTTAAATGTATCTAACATTCTTATTTTATCCCAATTGAATAAATCTTCTTGGTCTTGCCATTTTTCATCGTAAAAGGTTTTATATTTAGGGTCTCCTATTGTCTTATGTGCTTTAGCCATCATATTACCACACATATATATTGGAGGGTCGAAACTTGATATAATCTCATTTCTCTCATAAATAACTTTTAACATATAAGCCAATTCTGAACTTCTATGAACCGCAAACGCTCCAATTATTAAAGTGTTTTTCTTTTCAATTACTTCACTTATTATATATCTTTCCAACTTATCAATATTGTTTTCTTGAATTTGTTTTTCCCCTGAATAAGTTGACTCTGTTATCACACATGTAGGCTTTATATTTCTAGGAACCCAAGATTTAGTGAAGGCTTTTTCGTATTTCTTACCATAATTATGATCTCCTAAATAAAGAAGAGTTTTATTCACATAATCATCTTTTTCATATGTTATCAATATAGAACTATCCCCACTAAGGTGTCCATTTGGTAACAACTCCACATAAGTCCTGTCATTAAGTTTGATTTTTTCATTATAACCATAACCTCTTAAGAAACCTAAAACAGCATCTACGTCTTCTTTTGTATATATGGGTAATAAATTCTTATTATTCTTTTTATTATAACTTTCACTTTCTTCTTTCATTATATGAGCTGAATCATGTAAAACTATATCAATCATCTCTTGTGTAAGCTCGGTACTGATAACTTTTCCTTTAAAGTCAATATCCAATCTACCTAAAATACCTAACATTCCACAATGGTCGTAATGACTGGAAGTTAATATTACATAATCAAGTTCATGAAACTTTAAATTACTGTATTTTTCTTTGTTTATTTTATATATGGTTTCTAAATGTCTACTTTGATTTTGATATCCTCCCATGTCTAATAAAATATGAAGTCCATCAACTTCAACTAAAAAACTACTTCCAGTAACCTCATCATCTAAATGAAAACAGGTTATCTTAAAATCACTCTTGTCATTTTTATCTTTCTTTTTACTCATGATTCTTTCACTCTAATCATTTCCCAACACACTACCTTTCTTTTATTTAGAGGGTAGTAGGGGAACTACCAGAGACCCCTACCTTTTTTATTTGAGGGATTTTTGTTTATTATTTAATTTTTTGATTATTTATATTTAATTTTAAAATATAATTCAATTTGATTTTATTTTGTATTTTTATTAATTTATAAAAGGCTACATCTAACAGCTCTTATTTTAAGTTTTCACTTGGCTATGCCTAAACTTACTATTTCTGTGGTAGCCTTTTATTTTTTGTATACAGTTTATTTATATTTGATTGTATATCATATACAAGGAATTAATATTTTCTTTAAACCATTGATATAAGTGGGTTTAAGAGCTGTTAAAAATTTTTTGCCTTGCAAAGCCAGTAATATCAACAACTAAATATTCAACTCTTTTCTTATAGTTTTTTGATATTTTTCTCCAAAAATGTCAAAGTCATAGTCATCTCTTATTTTAATTAAAACCTCATCTAAATCCATATTGTTTTTTTTAAAACATTTTAATACTTGTATTTTTTTTGAAATAAACAATAAATTTAAAGTTAACATACCATATTTTTTAAATCCCAATATATCATCTTCTTCGTTGCCCAGTGATTGTTTTAATATAGAAAGTATAGTAGCATCATTTGGATTTAATTTTTTTATTTCTTCTATCGCATCTTTTTTAGATTTTTTTTCTACTGTTTTTTTTGCTTTATCACTTAGTGTACAAGTTTTTAATTTTAAACCATTAATTTTTTTTCCACATTCTAATATTATTTTTAGTATTGCATTACCACTGTTTACTTGATAGATACCTTCTAAATCTTTAGTTTGAACTAATAAATCTTTTATTTCTATGTTTTTATTCCCTCTCAATCTTTTTCCTCCCTCAAAAACCAAAACATCTTGTAATATATCTAATGGAGTATTAAATTTATCAAATATTCTATAATCGTTTGATTCGGAAATCATACTGAAAAAATTAGGAACTATCATCTTTTTAGTATCTTGACCGTATTTATCTTTTTCAATCTTATATCTTATGTATTCTATATTTCTCATTTTTGTTAATTCTTTACTCATACTTATATTGTCAAAAACTTTTTTACTTTTATCAATTTCAATTTGACTCATACTTGAAAGTCTACTACTAGCACAATATAATTCATCTATAATATTTTTACTTTCGCCTTTGAATATAGCATCATTCATATAAGAATTGATTATTTGTGACATGTTGACAATCTTTCCTATGTAATTATTACTTAAAATAATATCTAATTTTTGTAATTCTCTCATATTGTTTTTTCTTGGTGTAGCGGTTCCCTTAACTTTATTTACAGGAGTGGGAAAGTTTTTTTCACAATACCTAGCCTTTTCTATTAATATAGAGTGTGGTATTAAAAGATTTGTATCACTATCCGTATCTTCTCCTTGTAATCTGTCAGGCATATCATTATCAAAAAAATTTACAGCCATAATATTATCGGTAAAATTAAACCACTTATATTCATTGTGAAATTTATTTTTTGCATACATTACATTTCCAGCGTTTATATGGGGATTACGTGATATACAAAATTCTTGTTCATTTTTATAATATTTACAATAAACTTCCCTATCAATCATTATTGATTTATTTTCATATTTTCCTATAACTGATAATAACATTTCGTATGGATTAGATATTATTGTGACATATTTTGTGTCTTTTAATCTAATCTTACCCTCTTTTAAATGCTCTATGTAATTTGATATTAAGTCACTTTTCATTTTTTTAAATTTTTTTGTATATTGTATATTTGAATTAACCAATAATAATGCATTCATTAAATCTGTATTTTCATATAAACTTATATCTCCTTCTTCAATATCTTTTTCTAGTTTTAAACTCGCTTTAGCATCGCATCCTAAATAATTTCTAAAAACAGCTTCATCGTTTTTTAATAGCATAACATATTCTCGTTCCTCTTTTGTAAGTTCTGATAAATCCTCAAAGTTAAGACTGGGAATACTGTTTAAAAGTTGATAGGTTGTTCTATTATAATTACCATAATTACCTTCTTTATCGCATTTTACAACTCCAAATGTATTATCTACATTATTTCTCCAATACTCGTAACACTCTTTTTTTGTTCCATCTCCTATTTTATAAGAAAATTTTAAGAATTTTAATGAATTCGGAGTTATTATTAATTTTACCTTAGAAGCATCATACTCATTACCAAACATATCTTTTAATGTTTTTATTCCGTTAACTTCAAGCCATTTTTGTAGTTTAGTATTAAACCCACAATCCTTAAACATATCACTTCTTAACAACATAAACCCCTTATCTGATTTTCCGTATTTTTCAAAAACCGATTCATCTAATAATCCTTGACCATCACTAAGACAATTTTTTATATTTATTATTTCATTTTTAGTTATAATTTCACCGTTTATTTCCCTTGTAACACTAGCTAGACTTTCAAATTCTTTACCATAAATATCATCTATCAATAATATTTCAGTCATAGGATTTAATTCAATAGTAAAATCTATACCAGAAGAAATTAAACTTTCATAAGCAAGTAGAGAAGTTAAATCCAATTCTTCATCTTCTTCGAAATTTAATCCTAATCTACTCCTATTAATCAAAGTATTTCTCATGTTTTCTTGAATATATAATGCATAGCCATTTTTAGCTTTACCAGCTCCTCTTTTATAAAAAACATATTTTACTCCATCCATTATAAAACCATTTTCATAAATATATTTTCTTATTTTATTTTTATTTGCGATAATTCTTCGTTTTCCCTTTTGAATATTATTATTTTTATCTTTCCATTCTATATTTTCATCCCATATTGAATAGTGTTTATCAAAAGTTAAATTTATTATTTTTTTTGTATATTGTTTATTATTTACAACATAAAAAGTGTCAGGAAACATATTATTAATTCTTATTGATTCTAAACTGTAAGGAATTGTTGCTGAAAATAGCTTTGACAAATCTCTATTTTTAATTGTTGTTTTTTTGTTCTCAATTATATCCTTATATATGTAACATGCTTCTAAGTTCATTATATATGTATTTGTTTTCTCCATAGGCTCCTCCTGTAATTATCAATTTTTATATGTAATTCAACTTAAATCAACTATCTTACCCTACCTATACTCCCCTACATATTCATCCCAGTCTTCCATAAAATCATCTAATTTTCTCTTATATTGACATTCATCACTAACATTATAAACTTTTCTAAATTTATTACTTTCTTTTTTTCTTAATGCTCTATTACCTTCATAATCATAAATCTCCTTAAACCTTCTTAAAATTCTGCTTTCATCGCATTGTCTTTTCATATTATCTCTCAGCCTCCACAGTAATTATTGTCAATATGTAACTATTATTTAAATTTTCCATAATAATTCCTCTCTTTCTTATATGTAATTTATTTTTATTATTTGTTTTATTAATATTTAATTGTTATGTAATAATTTTATATTTTTTTATTTAAAATATACATCCTGTAGAAACGCATAAATTTAGCTCTAAAATCGTTTAAAAGTTCTAGGAATATAAATATACCTTTTACACCCCTCCATCGCTCCTATGAATTTTTAAACGCATTTCTACCGTATCTTTTTATATGTAATAACTAATCTTCTACTAGAATATCATTTATTAATTTAGAATCTTCTTCTTTCTCCAATAATTCTTCATAGAATTCTTTTATATCTTCTATAGTTATTTCTTTGACTTTCTCAGAAACATTAGCAACATTGTTTACCTTTTTTAATTTTCTCACTTCTTGAGCTTTTATTAATTGAAGTTTTAATTTTTCCACTTTTTCTTCACTCAATTCTCTTTTTATTTTCTTTCGTATCTTAAACAATTCTTCTTGTTTTTCTAGATTTTCTTCTTTAAATGTTATTTCTCTTTCCATTGGTGTATCCCATGTTGAAATTACTAGTGGAGTATAATCCCTATCTATTTCCCCAGCTTCATTTTTAAAAACCAATCTAATTCTCTTTGGTGATGTGAATATTAATGTATCTTCATTATACCGATAGATTTTGCCACCGGCACAACAGGATATATAATTATCTTCACGGTTATATATCTTGCCGTCAATATCTCTTTCATATCTAAATTGATATTTTTCTTTGTATTTATCCATATGTAATATCTCCTTTTTATTATTTTATTCTCTATTTTTAAAATATGTAACTTTGTTTATATTCAATTGAGCATTCTTATGTTTTAAAACTCTGTTTCCCACCTCCTAATCTTAGTATACTATCCGCATTTAACTTTGTCAATATTTAATTGATAAGTTTTTTAAATATATTTATGTATAATTTTTTAAACCCAACAAAAACAGGAATTATATATAATTATTCATACCTTATTTGCCGTTTAAACTCCTGTTTTTGTTATGATAGTAATGTTCCTTTATAAAATAATCATTATTTTGTTGGGTTAATTATATATTTCTTTAAAAGGAGTCCCCTCAAATTCATTGTTTTCATCTGCATTATCCCATCCAAGTAATCCTTTTTCTAACTTATCAAAGTCGTATTCTCTCTGTTCATAATCATTGAACCTATCCTGCTTCAATATTAAAGTCCAGTTTTCTTGAATAGCTCTAATAATTGCACCTAAATAAGATTTAATAGTTGTTTTTTTGGAATATTCATCTACAACAATCTTTTTTTGTTTAATGTACTCTTTTATAGGTAGGTTTATGTTGTGTTTCTTAATTGCACTAGCTGCTAATCTGATAATTTTATCTATTTGCATAGGACTTATTGTAATCCCCAATAATTCTCTAAATTCCTTTACAATGTTGTATTCGTTGTGTTCGGAAGTTATTGCTACCTCATTGTCAAGAAAACTCAATTGCTCTTTTATTTGATAATTTACACTTTGTTTTACAAATTTAAATCTTATTTTTTCAACTTTCTTTTTCTTTTTTATTTCTTCAAATTCACAATACAAATCAGTAACCTTATTAATCTGCTCTACTGCTGGTTTTAAAATACGTTGTTTAAAATTTGAATATTCGGGATATTCTCCATCTTCTATACCCAACAAAAACCTGATTTGGTCAATTTCAAATAACCTCCGACCAATGGCTTCATATTGTTTTAATAGCTCATATATTCTGCATGTATAATAACTTCTTATATACTTTTTTACATCAAAGTCAAATCTAGTATAGCAACTTTTAAATATCATCAAATCAGGTATTAAGTCTGGATGAAACTGTATTGCTACGGCACAACTATCTTCTTTGTATTTACAAGTTATTACCCATCTTTTCATTACCAAATCATCATTTTCAAAATAAATTAAACTTCTGTCGTATAGTCTTTTAGCGGTCTGAGCTAAATCTTCATATATGGTATTATTTTTTATACCATATTCTTTTTTATAGTCTATTACATTTATTTCTATCTCATCAAATTCCTTTTGTTTTATAAGTGTTTTTACTTCTTCAGCAGATAAATTCTTATCAAGCATTGCCACTTCAAGATTTGTCAACGCTAAGTCAATCAACCTATTCTCAGACATTGTAAGCTTATAACTACCTTCTATTAGATTGTTTGACTTTATAATCTGTTTTTTTACAATTGATGGTTTTTTACTGACCATATTTTTATCCTCCACAATATTCTGACAACTTTCATGTTTTTGTTGGTTTTACTCATGTTAATGTTATACTAACATATGTTTTTGTTGTTGTAAAGTAGGTTTTTGTTATGGATGGGTAGGTTTTTGTTGTGTATGTTCCCTTCTATAATAGTGATTTCAATTGGTTCGTAAAAAAGAAACTATTATAAACTCTTTTAAACTTATTTAAACTATTCTAAACAACTACACAAAAATAAACTCATGTTTTTGTTGTGGTTGTGGATAACTAAGATTTTATTTTGTAAAACATATTGTTTTAATGTCATGTAAAAATAAAGCCATCTACAAATATTTCATTTGCAAATAGCATAGATTATAAGTTGGACTTTTTAATTCTTAATATATCTCATTTAAAGCCTGTATAAGAGTTTGAAATATTAGGTATACCTGTAGCACCTTTTTGCACCGTTTCGTTTAACCTGAGCTAAATTACAGGGGTGTTTACTTTATTATTTTCCAAGATTATCTTTTGAACAACTTTTCAAAGAATCCTTTGGAATTTTCTTTTTCTTGTTCTTCCATTTTCTTCTTCATTGTTTCCATTCCATTTCTTAGCTGGTCAATTTGATTTAAATCTTTTCTCTGGTATTCCAATTCTCTTTCATCAATTTGAGATTTAATTTCTGAAGTAATTGTAGTAGCCACTTCTGAAAGCTTTTCATTTAAAGTTTTATTTAATGTGTCAGATATCGCTTCGGTGATATGATTTTTTAATTCAGACTGATTTGATTCGATTTGATTAATAGTGTTGTTTAGCTTTTCTTCAACAACACTATCTACAGTTAAAGAAACCTTTTCAACTAGTTCGTCTTTTAAGTTATTATTTTGAATATTTATTTGATTAGAAATTAAACTTATTACATCTGTCTTAAATTCATCTAACTGCTTGCTTTGTTCTTCCATAAGTGCCTGTGCTAAAGTTTGAATGCTCAAAGGATTGCTTTCTTTAATTTGAATCCCATTATTCATGTCAAAATCTACTTCCATGCAATATTCTTGAATTTGTTTTATGGTCATTCCTTGATTTTTAAGTTCTATTATAAACTTAAGCTTCTCAATGTCTTCGTTCACGTACCTTCGCTGTTTATTTGAAATTTCTATGTGCAAAATATCTTCAAATACACTAGTATAATACCTTATTTTACTGTCACTAGTATCCAAAATTGATGCAACCTGTGAAGTTGAATAATATAATGCCTTCCCCCTTATTGAATTTTGAGAAGTTTCTATGTTTTCAAAATCAACATCTTGAAAATCATTGCTCATACAATACATCTCCTTTTTTAAATTAAAGTATATCCAAATTATAACATATTTAAACTAAAAGTAAATATATTAATTTAATGCAATAAAGTAAAAATATAGATATGGTTTGCATTATGTATGTGTAGCTTTGACTTTGCTTTAATGCAATATAGTATTAGTTTAAATTAGATTTGCTTTAATATATCTTAAAATACAAAGATTTATGCAACATATAATAAATATAATCAGAATATAAGCTATATAAAAGTACAACAAAACAGTAAACATAATTAAATATAATAGTAACATAATAACAATAAAACAAGAAGAAAAGTAAAACATAGTATAAACTAAATGCAAAAATAATTTAGAGAAACATTTGATTTTGTTGTAACATTATTACAATTATGATTATATTATAAAAATATAAGTTAAAGCTTTTATTATATATAGCTTGTCATTATATTACTAGTTTGTTATAATGAAATTACAATTAGTAAATTTATACAATAAGGCGGTGATACAACAGATGCAAAAATTAAATAGTAATGACTATAAAATACTTGAAAGCATAGTTGATAAAGAAAAAAATAGGGGATTAGCTAAAGGAAGGGGAAGTACATTAAAACAATTAGTTGAAAAAACAGGATTTTCGGATGTTAAAATTAGAAACACATTAAAAGTTTTACTCGAATTAAATTATATTACTGAAGGCGTAAAGAAAATTAAAGCGAAAACATATTGTATTACAGAAGTTGGACTTAAAGAATTAGTTGATTTAAGAAAAAATATTACATTGTAGGAGTGATTTAAATGAATAAAAATAATTTGCTTTTATTAGGGGTAGGAAAAACAGGTAATGTACTCGTAAATGAAATGATAGAACTGGATAAGCGTTATATTTCTCTTATGGTTAACAGCTCTATGGGCGATATGAATAAATTAAAAAACTTTGAACTAGCAGACCACTTTTTATTCCCCGGCGAAGATGGTAGCGGAGGAGATAGAGAGTATGCTAAAAATCTAGTCAAAAAAAGAGTTCAAATTTTAATAGATAAAATTATTAAATACAGTTTGCAAAAAAATATTGCTATTTTTACTAGTTCCAGTGGAGGTACAGGAAGTGGGTCTTCAATATTAATTATTAGAGCTTTAAAAAAGGCAGTTCCTGATAAAAGCATTAGTATAGTTGTTGCAATGCCTAGCTTATCAGAAAATGAAAACGCGTTAAAAAATGCAATTGGATTTTGGAACGACTTAATAGATTTAAAAAATAAAAATTTAGTAGATACTATATATCTAATAGACAATAATAAAAGAAGAAGTTTGGATGATATAAATAAAGAAGCAACTAAAGCGTTAAATTTAGCTTTTAGCTTAAACAACTTCGATAAAAGTGGAACTATTGACCAAAATGATAGCACTCGAATAAACACAGCAAAAGGATATAGTTTTATAATGCCTTTAAATTCAAAATTCTCTGAACTACAAGACTCTATTGATGACTCTATTAAAAACAGTGTGTTTATGATTCCAAAATCATATAATTGTGATTACATGGGTGCGGTAATTCAAGAAAAATATTATAACTTAGATGAATTAAAAGGTAAATTTGAAGTTGACAAAGCTGAATATTGTGGTAGCAGCGACAATCAAAATCTAATTGTATTAGGTGGCTTATCTATACCAAAAGATGGAATAGATATAATTCAAATGGCATTAACTGATTTAGAAAAAGGTAACTCTAAAAAACGCATTGAAGAAGATTTATTTATTAAAGTTAATGATTCAAGAGATGAAAGAGAAGAACAAGCTATCTCAAGAACAAAAGAAAAAATAATAGAATCCACTACCGTTACCGCGGATGTCCTTAATAATTTATTTAATGATAATTTTTGGGATGATTAATTGTACAGAAATAGGAAATAGGGGAGAAATGCCCCTATTTTGTTTCATTTTATTGAATATTTTCTATATTTGTTGATTGAGCTTCTTTACTTAATATGTTTTGAAAATCATATTTTCTAAGTTGATTTAATAAGTAATTTAATCCTTGCTTATTTGCCACTATCTTAGAATCTTTATTATAGAGTCCAATATCATCAATAATTATAATATTATTTTTATCAGCAATACCTAGATTTCTCAATGTAGAGTTGGCTTTAGAATAATTAAAGTGCTTAAATTCAATAAAAATAGTTGTTATAAAATTCTCAGCCTCAAAATCATTAATATATTTCTCAAATAAATCTAAAACCTTTATGTATTTGTCATAATTATTAACAACTTCTTTTTTATATTTGGGATGCCCCTTTTTATATAAACAATAATTTTCTCCCTGTGATATTATTGCCTTTAATATTTGTACGTCCAGCTTAATATTACTAATTCCTGGCTTTCTTTTATTCATTACTTCATCTAACGTATATTCACAATTATATCCGTTATTAAAGCTGTCATATTTTCTGATATAATAATCTTCTCTATAAACTAAATAATGGACGCCCTTATATGAATCTATATCATAAGCTAATGTTTCTATAATTTCGTATTTAAAATTATCTTCACCATATAAATTATAATCAGCCTGTAACTTACAAGAATGATGTTCGTTATTTCTTAAATCTTCTTTATGAGATATCCACCTTTCATCAATATCTACACTTTCACCTATGTAAACTTTATTATTTATTTTATTTACTATTTTATATATTCCTATCATAATATCAATTCCTCACTTTTTAAATATAAATTATTTTAATTATTTTCACATATTACTATTTTGTTAAAAATTCATTGAATTTTACCACCCTGATTAAATGGCTCTGTTATCAAATTTATAAGACTTTCGCTTATTGAGTTTAATAGCCTTATATGTATCAGGTAGGTAAACCTGTTTAAATATAGCTATAAAAACAGGACGGACGCCGGTCGGTGGTTTTAATGATTTTTTACCGTGTATATATATTAATTCTATATTATATATAAATAAATTCTAAAATATATTAAATACATTAATTCTAAAATTTTTAGCTGTGGCGGTGCCACATCTTTTTAAAAAACGCTTTATCAATATTTACTTATGTATTTATTTATCTTTTTATATTGTTCTATATCTTTATCAATTAATAATTTTTCATATTCATTCATTAAGGTTTTATATTTATAATTTATAAAATCTTTTGCAATTAATATATATTGACGTTCACTTGTTACTATTTTTTCAAACCCTTTTTTCTTAATTTCTTTTATATTTTCTTGCCTAGATATATTATTCTCTGAATCTAAAATGTTAAAAACGTGATAATACACATATTCAATCCTATCTAGTAAAGGAATATAATATTTATTTACTTCTTGATTTCTTTTAGGGTTTCCATTGTCATCTAGATATGTGTATTTTTTACCTCGAATTA